AGGGTGGGACGTTACGGGCGTTGTTTTTTCGGCTCGCTCACCTTCCCCCGGGCCGGGCGACGTACCCAGCATCCACGTCGCCCGGCCCACTCTCACCCTCCGAAAGGGGTACACCACCATGCCGTCGATCACCGTGCCTCTGGCCGATGCGAAGCATCTGGCCGCGGCTCTCCTCCCGCACATCAGCACCGACCTCGTCACCCCGGTACTCACCGGCTTCCAGGTCGCCGGTAAGTACGCTGTCGCCACCGACCGCTACACCGTGGCCCGCTACGACCTGACGAACGTGCTCGTCGGCGCGGACGAGGTGCCCGAGCCCATCTGGTTCCCCCGTGCGGCGCTCGCCTGGGTCAAGACCATCGGCCAGGCATCCCTCCTCTACGACTTCGCCACGGGTCGCTACCACGTGCGCTTCTCCTCCGTGAAGCACGAGCGCTACGAGTCCTCCGACTACGTGCAGGTCGAGGTCATCTGGATGGGTGGCGAGGACGAGCCCAACTTCGAGGAGGTGCACTTGCTCCGCCGGTTCACCACCCGTGGGGCACGTGGCAACTTCCCGTCCGTGGACCGGCTGTTCGAGCAGTTCCTCCCCGGCGAGACGGCGGTGATCGGGCTGGGCGCTGAACAGGTGGAGAAGTTCACGGCGTACGCCAAGTTCGCCAACCGCCCGGCACCCATCAAGATCACGTTCCCCCGCGCGAACGCCACCGGCAACAAGTTGATGCCGTCGCTGGTGGAGATCGGCCAGCGGTTCAAGGGCCTCATCCAGCCGAACATCATCCTCGACAACGCGGGGTACGGCGTGGACCTGGCCGCGGAGAACGTGGCCCGGGATGCGGAGGCCGCTGGAAAGCGTGCTGACACCAAGCCCGCCGACACCGAGGGTGGCGAGTGATGCCCATTCGTGAGGAGGTGGCCGACGGTCTGATCCACCTCGTGCTCGGTGACATGGAGGGCCTCAAGTACGAGGTCGTGATCCCCACCGCCCGCGAGTTCGTGACCGCCGCGAAGCACATCCTGTGGGTGGTCGAGGGTGACCGCGAGCGTGGCGAGGAGCCCGGCTCGTTCACCAAGTCCCTCATCGAGACGGCCATGCTCGCCGATGAGTTCAACCGGGGACGACTGGCACGGGTGTACCCGGCCTACGTCGCCCACATCCACATGTACAAGACCAACCCGGATGGCCCGCGAGCAATGCAGGCCATCGCAACCCTGCTCGACTGAGCCCCACATACCCCCTCCGCACAGGGCGGAGGGCAACCGAAAGGATGCTTACCTCATGGGTAACACCGACACCACCAACACCCGCGACATCGACATCGCCGAGATCATGGCGAGCGTCATCGCCAAGACGCAGGAGGCGGACTTCGGCGCGAAGGTCATCACCGGCGACGAGGTCGAGTTCCACGACGGCGTCAAGATCGGGCTCCCGAAGGGGATGACCTACGGCAAGGCGAAGAAGGTCCTCACCCGGCTGGAGGAGGAGGCGGAGACGCTCACCCACTTCTCCCGGGACTTCAAGTTCCGTCCCGACGACGGCGCGTTCGCCGCTCTCCAGTGCATCAAGAACCGCTGGGGCATGGCGCTCGGCAAGGTCCAGTACTCGTTCTTCGGCGTGACCCCGGCGGAGAAGCGGACCATCAACATCGGGGTCGGCGCGACGATGCAGGTTCCGTGGGGCCTGCTCGAAGTCCCGATCTTCGAGGGTCTGGAACTGTACCTCGCGGAGTTCAAGGACCGTGACTACGGAGTCATCTTCCGCATCCACGGTCAGGGTCCCCGCAAGTACCAGGACGAGATCGAGGGCTTCTTCGATGACGTGCAGGCGTACCTGGAGAACCACTCCATCTACCGCGGCAACGCCATCGTCGGCTCGAACGACCCGGACTTCCTCGACCTGTCGGGCTTCGACCCGACCAAGATCGTGTTCTCGGACGATGTCACGTCCACGCTGGAGGGTCTGATCCTCGGACCCATCAAGCACACGGACGCCATGCGTCGGGAGTCCCTGCCGCTCAAGCGTGCGGTCCTGCTCGAAGGCCCGTACGGCACCGGCAAGACGAGCATCGGCCAGTTGGTGGCGCAGGTCGCCACCGCCAACGGCTGGACGTTCATCTCGGCGAAGCCGGGCCGCGACAAGGTGGAGGACGTGCTCCGTACGGCACGCCTGTACCAGCCCGCGGTCGTGTTCGTGGAGGACATCGACGGTGAGGGTTCCGTCGGCGACCCGGAGGCGGTGACCCGTCTGCTCGAAGCGTTCGACGGCATCACGTCGAAGGGTGGCGAACTCCAGGTCATCATGACGACGAACCACCTGGAGCGCATCCACAAGGGCATGCTCCGCCCGGGCCGTCTCGACGCTGTCGTGCACATCGGTGCCCTGGACCGCAACGGCATCGAGCGCCTGGTGCGTGCGGTGGTCCCCGTGGAGAAGCTCGACCCGGCGACGGACTTCGACGCGGTGGCCACGGCCATGCCCGAGTTCCTCCCGGCGTTCGTGAAGGAGTCGCTGACGCGAGCCGTCATGTTCGCCATCAACCGGGCCGGTGGACAGCGTGCTTACACCATCGGCACGGAGGACATCGTGAACGCGGCGCACTCGCTCCACGCTCAGTTGGACGCCCTGAACTCGGCGGGTGAGGGCGAGCGTCGTCCGGCCCTGGAGCAGGCGTTCGCTGGTGTCGTGAAGGGTGCGGTCAAGTCGCTCTCCACGGCGGACGAGCACGGCTCCGGCTACTCGCAGGTCAAGGAGTTCGACGCCGAGGGTGACGAGATCGAGCAGGCGTAACCTGATGTGAGCATGGCCCGAGGCACCCCCCGCCTCGGGCCATGTTCTGTCTGATCCGCTACCGGTTCACCAGGAGGATACAACGTGGCTCGACACGAGAAGCCCACATGCCCGTACTGCAAGCGTCCTGCCGACGAGATTCCCGAGACGGTCGCCGCGGCGGCTGACAACCAGGAGTCGCCGTCGGACTTCGCCATGCAGGACGGCACGTACAACCCGGACACCAACGAGTTCTGCTGTGACGAGGACTACATTCGTCTCGGCATGCCATCGTCAGGGGCGGGTTGGATGGCGGGCGATCCCATCGAGGAGTGACACGGTTCTACCGTGTAACATCGGTGGCATGGAGCGCCGTCCCATCACCGACGCCGAGCGCATCGCCGCTCGGATAGAACGTCGGGGCGACTGCTGGATTTGGTCCGGCACGTACGCCGCGAGGGGATACCCGGTGCTCACATCTGCCACCGGCAACATCTCGATCATCCCGCTGTTGTGGAGCACGGAGTACGGGCCTATCCCTGACGGGCTCGTGCTCTCTTGCACCCACCCCAGGGCGGGGTCGGATACGTGCGTCAACCCGGCGCACTACCGGCCTCGCCCCAGGGGGCGGGAACTCGCTTCGACATGCAGGTGGGGCCACGATCTCACGGACCCCGCCAACGTGTGGGAGAACGGCGAGAGGCGTTATTGCCTGCCGTGCGTTCTCCGACGGACCCGGTTGTGGAGACAGAAGAATCCGGGCCACACGCATCGAAGGAGAACTCCATGACCGCCCTCCCTATCCACGCCGTCTGGCTGGACAAGGACACCCGCGCCGCTCTCAAGGAGTGGGCGTGGCTGAACAGGTCGAGCGCCGCCGCCGCTGTGCGCGCCGCCCTGCAAGACATCATCGACAACGCCGCTGATGTCAGCGTGCTTTCGGACACCGACGCTCCGAGCACGATCCACCTGAACGTGAAGGCCGAGATGGAGTTCTGGGATGCCGCGGTTGCCGCGGCCTCTGCTGTCGGGCCTTCGTTCAACTCTCTCGTTCGACGGCGCATCCGCAAGATGCTCCAGGAAGAAGGGCTTCTGCCATGACCGACATCACCCCCGAGGAGCGCCTCACCGCCACGATGAGCCAGCCCCGCACCGATGCTCTCTTCGAGGACGCGGACGGGCTGATGCTCTACGCCGAGGCCCTCAGGAGCGGACTCGACGCTGAGGATCAACTCATTCAGCGCATCTACCACAATCAGGACCTCGCCCACATCCGCGTGCGCCAGGCGCAGGTCGAGCAACAGCGCATCGCCAACCTGCTGACCGTGGCGCTCGACTCGCACTCCGGCGTCGGTTCCCCGAGGTTCAACCTCGCCGCCCGGGAGCAGGCCCGGGACATGGCGCTCGAAGCGCTCGGCCTCCCGAAGGGTGGGTGGGAACGGTGAGCCTCGAACTCCCCTCCGACGAGGAACTCCTCCACATCTACGGGGCCGGGCAGTCAGGGCTCGGCTCATCGTACGAGGGGTGGGCGGCGCTGTGGCTGGACGGCTACCGCGCCGGTGCTCTCGTGCGCCCGAACGTGGAGACGGAGAAGGGGCTCGACATCCAGCAGGCGTGGCACGACTACGGGATGGACGACCCGACGCCTCGTGAGTTCAACGCATTCACGGGTGGCTTCATCTACGGAAAGCGTGCTGTCACCCCGAGGTCGCCGGGCTGGCTGGCCCCGATCATCGCCATCGTGGCCTGCGCCTCGGCGGTTGCGGGTGGGATCGTCTCGGCGGTGCTGTTCTGATGACGGTCGTATTCGAGGACGACCTCACCACCATCATCCACGGCAAGTGGCAGGACCACCTCGGCCTGCTCAACCGGGCAGATGTGCTCATCACGGACCCGCCATACGGGATGGACTACCAGTCCAACTTCCCGCAGGATGGGCCAACCGAGAAGGTGCGCGGAGACGGTGACACCCGTGAGCGCGACGACCTCCTGACCGAATGGTTCACGAACGGGATACGGGATCGGCCTGCCCTCGTGTTCGGAACGTGGCGTGTGCCTCGCCCGGAGTGGAGAGTGCGTCAACTCCTCATCTGGCACAAGGGCGACCGGCCCGGGATGGGTGACCTGTCGCTCCCGTGGGGTCCCTCGCACGAGGACATCTACGTGATGGGCGGTGGCGACCCGGTGCATTGGACGGGGAAGCGTGGCCCGTCGGTCATCCGCGCACGCACCCGTGAGGGCAACGCGACGAACTCGCACACGGAGCACGGGCATCCGACTCCGAAGCCGATCCTGCTGATGCAGGACTTGATCTCGCACACGACGGGTGAGGTCATCATCGACCCGTTCGCTGGGAGCGGGTCCACGAATGTTGCGGCCCGGCTGTTGGGTCGTCGTTCCATCGGGATCGAGATGGAGCGTAAGTACGCTGACGCCGCGGCGAAGCGAATCGAGAGGATCAAACCATGACGAGGTTCCGCATCACCGTCCATGGGCACGGGCTGGAACTGCGAGGGTACGTGGACGAGCAACGCAACCTGGCGTCGCTCGCTCAGGCCCTCAACCCGCTCGGCCTGATGGTTGTCGCATCCGAGGCGGACGCCGACTACGACCCGTTCAGGATCGAGGGGAAGCACGTCGGGTACGACGGCTACATCCCGGGACCGCTGGACGTGCTCGTGCAGAAGCGCATCGCCGGGGAGATCGAGCACGACGAGATGATGAGCGTGATCGAGGCGTACAAACTCACGCAGGAGTCATCGACCATCTGGGACCTCGTGGGGATGGTGCTCCAGACGCCGCCCGACGGGCTCTCCGGCGAGGAATACCGCCAGCAGGTGATAGCACTCCTCCAGGGCACCCCAGCCCCTTAGCAAGCCCTTTCCCGGACGATGCCCCCCAGCCGTGGAACTGGAGGGCATCACCCCGAAAGGGAACGTCAGCGTGCTGACGGCGAACCGGGCACCACCCCGATCCACACCCACGATCCTATCCCTCCGACCAACCACCGAAAGGAAACACCATGTCGGATCACGAGAAGCCGTACGACGCATACGGCGAGCGCATTCCCCCGCACGAGTGCGACAACCCGGAGGAGTGCCCGTACCCCGCGGGCTTCTTCTTCTGCGCCGTGAAGGACCCGGATGACCCGAGCCCGGGTGCGTACCTGCAACTGTCCGGCGTCCACAAGATCGAGCCGACGATGATCGTCACCGCGTTCATCTCGTTCCTCGACCAGACGTTCCAGGCGAACCGCGGCGATATGCCGCCCATCGTCGCGTTCGCCCGAGCCCGCGAACTCGTCCGTCAGTATGCTGACCAACTCCCCCCGCCGGGAGAGGTCAGCGCCGAGGTGGCGCGGTTCACGACGGAGGACTGGGAGGGCATCGGTCATGGCTGACGACGAGTGCGACTTCGAGGAAGTCCAGTCCGTGATGACGATGTCGTTCATGCGGTGCAAGGACCACGGCGCGGCACGACCCATCGGCGGGATGATCGAGACGGGACCCATCGACCTGTCCGAGGTCATCAGTTCCGCGCTCGGCGTGCTGGAGCAGGTCCTCGCTCGTGCCGTGGCTGAACACCCCGGTGTGATCGCCATGGTCGAGCCCGACTACGACAACGGCGGAACACTGAACCCCCGCGAGAAGGCACGAGTGGCGCAGATGATCGCGCACCAACTCCTGCTGGAGACGGTCGCGGGGGGCAAGTACAACCGCCCGTCGGACGTGGCGTTCCTGCCGCTGTCGTTCGACTGAAAGTACCTACGGCCCGGACTTCCCTTCGCGGGTGTCCGGGCCGTAGGATGCAAGCATTCCAGCGCTCGGGGACAGTCTAACTGTTCTACCGGGCGACACGTCAACCTCGAAAGGGTCACAATCGCCGTGTCCGTTCCGTCTGTCAGCACGCTTTCGTAGCCTCCCATGGCGTACCAAGCAACCTCGTGGGCATGGTCCCTCGACATCCCCTTCGGCACGAAGATCGTGCTCCTCGCCCTCGCCGACATGGCCGACGAAGAGTTCTCGTGCTACCCCGGCCAGAAGCGGCTCTCCTCGATGGCGAGCATGTCCGTCTCGACCGTGGCGCGAGCACTCGAATCCCTCGAAGAACGAGGTCTGATCCGGCGCGAGGCACGTCATCGGGAGAACGGGTCGAGGACCAGCGACCGGTTCTACCTCCTCGTCCCACCCCCCTTCAATCTGACGGGGGGGTCCCTTCACGTTGAAGGGGGAAAGAATCTACCAACTGAATCTAAGACACTCTCTACCCGTGCGAAGCAGTGGCCGGATGGTTTCACGTGGAGCAATGCGCACTCGCTCAAGGCGACCGCGAAGGGTGTGGATGTGGAGGTGGAGTTCCGTAAGTTCGAGGACTACCACCTGGCTCGCGCCTCGAAGTTCGCGGACTGGGATCGCGCGTTCCACACGTGGCTGAACAACGCGAGGCCCGAGCCGGGGATGGGTCAGCGTGCTGTCACCCGGCGTCCCTCACGAGACGAAGAGATCAAGGACTTCATGAGCCGGTCACTCGGACTGGACGACGAGCAGAAGGGCATAGGAGCATGAACGAAGCCGAGACGAGGATGATCCTCAGCCAGGTGTCCGCGGTAGACAACCGCCGCCTCACGGACTCCACGGTCATCATGTGGCTCGCGGTGTTCAGCGGCTACTCGTACGCCGAGGTGAAGTGGGCGATGATCCAGCACTTCCGCACCTCAACCGACTACCTCATGCCGGGGCATCTCGTGGAGATCATCAACATCAAGCGGACCGAGTACCGCATGATGAACCCGTCGGCCCGCGTGGACCGTGACGACTGGCTCACGTTCGAGTCCGAGCAGGAATCCGTCGCGTCGGTGTCACGCTCGTTGCGAGCCTCCGGCGTCCGATACGCCGTCGATGTCATGGACGACATCACCCCCCAGGAACTTGAGTCCTGACCACCACCCCGAAAGGAACACCACCATGAACACCACCGAAGCCGTCCGCCCGAAGCCGTTCTACGACGGACCCTCACCCATCGACCGTCCCGCGAAGCACCAGACCGCGGAGGCTGTCGAAGCCCTCTCCGGTGACCTGGCGATCACGCTCTCTCCCGACAACTGGGCGATGGCGGCAGGATTCCTGATGTCCTCGGCAGACGAGATCAGGTTCCACGCCCCCGAACTCGCTCAGCAGATCGCGGATGTCGCCGAGTACATCGGTCGGACCACGCACGAACACCTCGGCGACCTCGACATCCCGGACGAGGCACTCTGATGGTCTGGCCATTCCGCAAGCCCAAGACCTCCATCGCCGTCGATGTCTCCGGCCCGCCGCTCAGCATCCCCGTGGTGCCGAAAGAGGACACCACCGACCCGATGACGTACGCGCTCATGGCTGCGATGCAGGGCGGCACGGGCTACGTCTACCAGGACGACGAGGGCGTATGGCGCGACGCCGACGACCAGCCCATCCCGAACCTCAACGGCTGACATGGAGCCGTACCCGGAGTTCCTGGCACGCGTGCACCGCCAGGACATCGACGCCGGGAAACCCGTGATGCACAAGCCCGGCCAATGCGCCGTGTGCGACGAGATCAGAAAGGACGCTGACACGTGATGTACAGCGAACGGACCATGGCGCAGATCGACGCCATCCTCCGCCCCGCCGTCGAGGAGAACGCCGCCCGCGACTACTGGGCGAACGGTGCCGGGTCGGAGCCGATCACCTGGGAGCAGTCATGACGAGGCGCGTGCTCATCACCGGCTCCCGCAACTGGGAGGACCGCGCCACCATCGAGACGGCCCTCAAGCAGGTGCAGGCCGAGGCGGGGATCATCCGCGAGAACGTCACCGTCGTCCACGGTGGGGCGCGCGGGGCTGACCGGATGGCGGGCTGGATCGCCGAACAACTCGGCATGAAGGTCGAGGTGCATCCGGCGGACTGGGATCGTCACGGCAAGGCGGCGGGCTTCATCCGCAACCAGGAGATGGTGGATGCCGACATCGACCTGGTGCTCTCGTTCAACCGGGATGACTCGGCTGGCACGCGGCAGTGCACACGTCTCGCGGAGAACGCGGGTCTGGAGATTCGGAGGTTCACGGCGTGATCGACTACGGAGACGGGGTCCAGGTTCGCAAGTGTCGCGGTCAGCGTGCTGACGGCAAGCGGTGTCAGCGGAAGTCGTGGGCCAACGGGGACGGATGGCTCTGCTGGCAACACGAGGACCAGGAGGGCGTGGAAGAGGTGAACGCGCCGTGATGACACGTGAGGATTTCGTCGCCGCGATGGGCGGCGAGGAGAAGATGGCCGAGCGCGGACAGGTCGCCATCCCCTGTGCATGCGGGCACGAGTGCTGTGAGGGATGGAACGTGGCAACGAAGCGAGAAGAGTCATGACCGGACTGGCGACCGAGAAGTTGCTCGACGCCCTCGCCAAAAACGGGGCCACCATCAAGACCCAGCCGCACGGCTGGATCGCCACCTGCCCCGTCCCCTCGCACGAGGACCGCAACCCCTCCCTCGGCGTGCAAGAGGGCAACGGCATGGTCCTCTACCGGTGCCGCTCCGGGTGCGACCAGGCCGTCGTCACCGACGCCATCTACGCACTCGGGCTCACCGTGGACGACCTCTACGACAACGGGCGCGGCGTCGAGTACCAGTACCGCGACAAGCCCGGTGGGCGCGTCGTGCGCAAGGTCAGCCGGTACACGAAGGAGGGCAACAAGACGTTCGCCCAGACCGGCCCGCAGGCGAAGGCGAACACGGGTGCATCGCTCTACCGCCCCGAGGACTTCGACCTCGAAAGCATGCTGACAGGCGATGTCTGGGTCACCGAGGGCGAGAAGGACGCCGACACCCTGTGGCGCTACGGCATCGCCGCGGTCAGCGGAGCCGCCGGTGCAGGCATGTGGCACAAGTTCGACTACTCCACCGTCGCCCGAGCCGCACGGGTCACCGTCGCCGCCGACAACGACGAAGCCGGACTCGCCCGTGGGTACGCCCTCTACCGGCACCTCACAGAGGCGTACGGCGCGAACGTCCGCCTCGTCATCCCCATGGCTGGGAAGGACGTGACCGACCACCTCCTCCAGGGGCTCGCCGTCACCGACTTCCAGGAGATTCCCGGGGACCCCGAGTTCGAGCAGGCCGTCGCCGAACAGCGCCGGTTTGCCCGCATCACCCGGGAAGCGAAGGCCCGCGACCAGGCCGCGTTCGCCGCCGCCGCCATCGAGAACTTCAACCCGAAGTTGCTCGCCGACATCCAGGCCGCGGAAGAGTCCATGCGCGACTGGATCATCCCGGACCTCCTCGAACGGCACGAGAGGTTCGTGATGACCGGCGAGGAAGGCGGCGGGAAGAGTCACTGGATGCGGCAGATCATGATTACCGCCGCCGCCGGGGTGCACCCGTTCCACCGGAACCAGCAGATCAATCCGGTGCGGGTGCTCGCCATCGACGCGGAGAACACCGAACTCCAGTGGCAGAGGACGACGCGCTACATCACGAACCTCGCCCGGCATCTCGGCCAGGTGGACCCGACGGACCGGATTCTGGTGCAGGCGGGCTACCGTCTCGACTTCACCCAGCGGGCGCACGTCGATCTCATCCACTCGTGGATCGACAAGTTCAAGCCCGACATCGTGTACCTCGGCCCGCTCTACAAGATGATGCCGAAGGAGGTCACGACGGACACGGAGGCGGCACCGCTCCTCGCCGCTCTAGACGGCATCCGTGAGCGTGGCGTGGCGATGCTGATGGAGGCGCATGCGGGCAAGTCGAAGGGCGACCACGGTGAGCGCGACCTCGCGCCTCGTGGTTCGTCGGCTCTCCTCGGCTGGCCGGAGTTCGGGTACGGTCTGCGGCGCTCGACCGCAGACCCGGACATGGCCATCCTGGTCCCGTGGCGTGGGGACCGTGAACAGCGCGGGTGGCCGAAGTTGCTTCGCCGCGGCGTGGACGGGGAGTATCCGTGGATGAGCGCGAGCGTCTCGCTGTAGACGCACCAACCCTGAAAGGACACTGACACCATGATGCAAGGACAGACCATCTACGAGTTCGAGGACGTGATCTACGTCCAGGGAGGCTCGGGCAACGTGCGCGCCTGGGAGGTGGACGAGGACGGCGGGCTGGTCGAACTCCTCCCAAGCGACCAGGGGGAGGGCTGACATGCCTGAACTACGTCCCGCGATGGTCATGCGGGAAGCCGAACGGATCAACGTCAAGGAGTTGGTCCCCACGCCCCAAGGGCTCGCCGTCGATGCGGATGCACGGTTCCGCTACATCGGCGACGTGACCGTGGAGAAGGTCGTGCAGGACGGCACCACCGTCAAGCGCTGGTTCGGGTGGACGCTCGTGGACACCCGTGTCGGCCCGTTCCCGAACCGCGTGAAGGCCATCGCGGCTCTCCTCGAATGGAACCACCTGCGGGAAGCGCACCCGCGGGAGACGATCCCGGAGTTGTTCTGATGGCCGCGGTGAACCTCGACGGGCAGGATGCTTACTTCGACTCCCGCGACGTGCTCAACGTCATCGAGGAGTTGGAGGGCGAACGTGCCTCCGACCTCACCGATGACGACCGGAAGCAGTTGATCGAGTTGCGTCGATTCGTCACCGAGGGGGCGAAGAACTTCGAGGACTGGCAGTACGGCGTCACCTTCATCCGCGAGTCCGACTTCGAGGACTACGCGAAGGAGTACGCCCGCGATGTCGGAGCCGTGAAGGATGATGCTCCATGGCCCCTCGATCACATCGACTGGGAAGCCGCCGCGGAAGCGCTCGCGGAGGACTTCGAGGAGATCACCCTCCACGGGACGACCTACCTGGGCCGACCCTGATTTGACTACGGTGGCATATCTGTAGTACAATGGATGTATAGCAGGATTCTGATAACGAAGGAGCATTGCCTTGGCACTCGTCACAACTCTCAGCATCGGCGGGAATCTGACCCGCGACCCGGAACTCAAGCGGGACCGGAACGGCAAGGCATACGTGCGCATCAACATCGCGGCCAACCCGCGCGTGCGCAACAAGGAGACGGGCGAGTGGGGCGACGGCAAGGCCGTGTTCATGAACGCGGTCGCCTTCGGTGACCTCGCCGAGAACATCGCAAGCACGCTGACGAAGGGCATGCGGGTCATGGCCCACGGCACCCTCCAGACCGACGAGTGGGAGGACAAGGACACGGGGACGAAGAAGTCCGACAAGTCGCTCGTCATGGAGGACTGCGGCCCGTCGCTGATGTTCTCCTCGTTCACCGCCGGTGGCCGAAAGCGTGCTGACAGCGGCCCCCAGAACGCTGACGGAATCGGTGGCCAGAACGGCTGGGCCGCTCCCAACGACTTCGGCGACGACACTCCGTTCTGATGGAGGCGAACATGCACATCGAGGTCTACAAGCGCGAGGACGGGAAGTGGGCGTTCCGCGTCAGGGCGGCGAACGGCGAGATCATCGCCACTGACGGCGGTCAGGGCTACGAGAACCGGGGTGACGCTGAGCGCACCGTGAAGCAACTCACCGCCTACAGCCAGCGAGCCGACAGCGTGTCGTTCACAACCTTCATGCCATCTGGCCTTGCCTGATGACCCGGCTGGAGTTCATCGCCTACGGTGAGCCGATCAGCCAAGGGTCCGTCAACGCCTACCCCACCAAGGGCGGGCGCGGCGTCCGCACCGTCAGCAAGACACCCGCGCTGATCGACTGGCGCGAGACAGTGCGAGCCGCGGCGGAACGGGCCATCGGCCCCGGCTGGGTAGCGCTCGACGGGGCGGCACTGGTCCGGCTCAAGTTCTGGCTCCCCCGCCCGAAGTCGGCACCCAAGACCCGGGACGTGAGGCCGACCAAGGGCCGCGACCTCGACAAGTTGGAACGCGCCATCTACGACGCGATCACCAACGCCGGAGTGTGGACCGATGACAACCGAGTCACCGACGCCATCCTCACCAAGCGGTACGCCGTCGGGCCACACCTCCCGGCGATCTACCGTCCCGACTATCACCAAGTCGCCCCATGCGTGGAGGTAGCGATCTCGTGGCATCCGCCAGACTGACCCCCCTGCTGGTCGAGCAGATGGTCAGCGTGCTTACGACGAACCCCGACCGGTGCGTGGTCATGGCCCCAGACATGACCCGCAACCCGCGGATCGTCCGGGACGGGCGGCGGCAGACGCTCCACCGCTACCTGTTCGAGCGGCTCAGCGGCGTCGAACTCGCCCGAGGCATGTACCTCCTCCCCGGCGGATGCGACACCGCCGAATGCCTGAACCCGTGGCACCACGTCCTCACGGACACCCCCGCGGAACGGATGGTCTGCCCCAACGGGCACCGCTACCGGGCCGACGATGCACCCGGACGCTACCGGTGCCGCATCTGCTACGAAGCACGCAAGGCCAGGCGGCGCAAGCCGCGAGAGCCGCAGAGACGATGCCACAACGGGCACCGGCTCACGAAAGCCACCGTCTACCAGTGGACGGACAAGAACGGGAAGCGACACCGTCGGTGCCGCCGATGCCAGATCGAAGCACAGCGCAACTACCGCGCTCGACACAAGGAGAACCGATGACCGGAATCTACGAAATCCGCGATGGCCGCGGGCTCACGCGAGCGCAGATCGAACGCCTCCGCCAGGCCATCGACCCCGGCCACGTCGAGAAGAAGCAGTCGCTCTCGTACATGGCCCAGCACGAGGTCCGCGCGGAACTGACCCGCATCTTCGGCTACGGCAACTGGGACTCCCACGTGGATGCCCTGGAGTTTATCTACGAGTACGAGGTCAACCGCGACCACCCCGAGTACCCGAAGGAGAAGGACGGCAAGACCCCGAAGGTCGGCGCGAAGCCGATGTACTACCGGGTCTGCTACCGGGCACTCGTCCGGCTCACGATCCGCGACTACTGGGGCAACGAGGTGTGCTCGTTCAGCGAGTGGCATGCGGAGGCGAACTCGATCCTCCCCGACCGCGGTGAGGCGCACGCCATGGCCATCACGTCCGTCGAGTCCTACGCGCTCCGCCGTGCCGCCATCGGCCTCGGTGACCGTCTCGGCCTCGGCCTCTACGACAAGGGCTCGGAGAAGCCGCTCGTCGTCAACACCCTCCAGATCACCGACCCGGAGTCGCCGCTGTTCCTCGAACCCGACGAGATCGCCAAGCGCGAGGAGAAGGCGAAGGAGCGTGCCGCCGCGAACCGTGCCCGCATCCAGGCCGCGATGAACGTGACGGGGCAGTCATGAGCGCCCCGAAGCGGGTGGCCGTCTCGATCACGGTCACGGTGGACGACAAGGATCTGACGCTCTCACGCGAGATCATGGCGGAGTTCCCCGGAAACATCCGGCTCGATGAGGGGTCCCTCCTCGAATCGGTCTACGAGGAAGCCCGAGCCATCATGAACGGGATCGGCCATGAGTAAGCGTGCTGTCTGGAAGTACCCGCTCGGCAACTGGGAGACGGGGATGTTCTCTGCCGAGATGCCCAAGTTCGCGGAGGTCCTCAGCCTCCAGGTGCAGAAGAACGACCTGTGCATGTGGGTGCTGGTGGACCCGGACATGCCCAAGGAGCAGAGGCACTTCCTCATCGTCGGCACCGGCCACGAATACGACTCCGCGAGGGGCCTCGTGTCCGACAACTTCGTCGGCACGTTCCAGATGTACGGCGGCGACCTCGTGTTCCACGTATTCGAGGTGTTCCGATGAACCTCGCTGAAAGCGTGCTTGCGGCGCTCATCGCCCACGAGAACGACAAGCCCCGAAACCAGCAGGTGCGGCTCGGCCCATCCGAGATCGGCGGATGCCGCGAGTACGTCCGCAACGTCATGATCGGGACACCCATGCAGGACAACGGGGAGGTGTGGCCCACCGCCGCCGTCGTCGGCACCCTCATCGGCGACCACATGGAGAAGGTCCTCGCCGAACGGATGGGCGCACTCACCGAAGTGTCCGTGACAACGACACTCCCCAACGGGGTCAAGGTGTCCGGCCACGCCGACATCGTGCTCGTGGACAAGAACGCCGTCGTGGACTGCAAATCCAAGGACCGGTTCGCCACGATCCGGTCCGAAGGTCCCTCGCTCGACAACCTCGTGCAGGTGTCCACCTACACCCTCGGGCTCGTGCAGGCCGGAGTCCTCAAGGTCGGAGCCACCGCCCACCTCATGTACGTGGACCGCTCCGGCCAGGAGCAGACACTCGAAGAGGTCGTGCTCGAATGGGACACCATCCTCTCGTTCGTGGAGAAGTGCGTCGAACGGCTGGACGACGTGCTCGAAGCGCAGGAGCACATCGACAAGGGCGAGGTCGAGTGGGCGCGGGACCTCCGCGACAAGACCCCGCCGTTCTGCTACTCCGAGCGGGTGCTGTGCCCGTTCCGCGACCGGTGCTGGGCGGGCTCCGAGTGGAAGCCCAACGAGAAGATCGAGGACCCGGAGATCATCGAGACGGTCCAGAAGTTTGTCATCGCGCGAGCCGATCAGGACGCCGCAACCCAGCGGCGCTCCGAACTGCGCGAACGTCTCATCGACGTGTCCGGCCTCACCCCCGACGGCTACTCCGTGGCCTGGAGGGGGAACGCTCTCTACGTGACGAAGGTGGCGTGATGCAAGAGTTCGGTCCCAACACCAACCGGGTGCTGTTCGTCCGCGACGTGCACGTGCCGCTCCTCGACCGTCAGCGTGCTGACACCATCGCCGAACACTCCAAGCGCATCCCGCGCGACGAGTTGGCGCTCACCCAGAACCGGGCGCTCAACGCCGCTCGGATGTGGGGCGAGGAGGAGACGGTGATGGCCGCGAGCGAGGCGCTCCGCCGGGCCACGTGGGGCATCGTGTGGGACTCCACCTGGGTGGACGCGTGGACGGTGCAGTGGATCATCGCCCGCGCTGGGATCGGGCTCGCAACGCAACACCTCATCGGCCTGGCCGAGTACGGAATCGAGGACTACATCACCCTCGTCTCACCCTGGACGGTGGGGTTCAAGGACCTCCCCATCCCATTCATGGAAGGAATGGCCGCATGACCTACAGAACACGGTCGGTGGTCGGCTACATCGGAGTCGCCGTCGCCACCCTCTGCATCCTCGTCGTCGTGATCCTCACGTGGGTCGCGGTGACAATGCCGTACAACCCGGTCGCGTTCTACGTCCTCACCTGCTGGACGCTGTCGCTGTTCATCACCGGAGCCGTCGCCGGAGCGTTCGGAGCCGTCTACTGGCCCACCTCGTTCGAGCGTCAGCATGCTGACAGACCCGCTCAGCGCCCCGTAGGCGCGTTGGGAACCCTCATCCGCCGTATCACCGCACACCGCCACTGTTAGACCGCCCACGAGGCGCACACCCCCGAAAGGAACCACCCTCCATGAGCACGCAGAAGTACCGATTTATCCCGGAGCGCATCGGACGCCGTGACGACATCAAGCCGTTCACCGTCGTCATCGAGAACCCGGACGAGACAGACGCCGACCGTCTCGCCGAGGGCCTCCACAACCACGTCGCCCAGTACCTCCTCAGCGACAACTACTCCGTGGACGTGGACCTCAACCGCGGACGGTTCCGCATCGAGGCTGGCCGGTTCGGCAAGGGTCGCATCGAGATCGTGAAGGAGAAGGTCGATGCCTGAGACGATCCCGGAGCCCACCGACTACGCCCAGACCCTCGTGGACGGCATGGTCCAGATCAGGGACCATGTCGCAGAATGGGCCAACAGCGACGTGCACGAGACGGCAGACGTGCCCCTCGCTGGAGGTTGGGTCGTCGGTGCCATCAACGAACAGATCAGACGGTTCGACTCCGAGCCCGGACTGCGAGAGCACCTCAACACCGTCGGGCCGATGATGATGCGGATGCTCGCCCTCGCCGATGAGGAGGCGCGTCATGGCGACGTACGCGGCGAACACTGAGGTCACCAGCGACAAGAGCCGCGCCGAGATCGAACGCATCCTCACCCGCTGGGGTGCCGACGAGTACGCCTACATGATGAAGGCGACGCAGGCGCAGATTGCCTTCTCTTATCGCGGCATGCGCGTACGGTTCGTCCTCCCCCTCCCCGACCGCAACGCCAACGAGTTCACCCACCACAGCCGCGGAAAGCGTACTGACAGCGCCGCGGCCCAGGCGTACGAGCAGGCCGTCCGGCAGAAGTGGCGGGCGCTCGCCCTCGTCGTCAAGGCGAAGCTCGAAGCCGTCGAGTCGGAGATCAGCACGTTCGAGCAGGAGTTCTACGCGCACCTCGTCCTCCCCAACGGGCAGACGGTGTTCGAGTCCACTGCCCACCAGGTCGCCACGATGATCCAGACCGGCGACCAGGGGCCGCTCATGCTGGAGGCGTGATGCGGTGGCCATGGCAGACGCTACGGGGAACCAGCCACAAGGACCCCGTCCGCGACGGGATGTTCCGGCTCATGATGCTGGACGACAACCCGTACCCCACGTACATCGGGACACGAGCCTGGTGCGACGGCAAGCCCTACTGGGATGACAAGACGTGCAAGTGCACGCACACCGAAAAGGAGAACGACCAGTGAAGAAATCCACCAAGATCGCCGGGGTGACGCTCGCCGCCATGCTCGGCATCCTCGCCCTCACCGCATCCTCCTGCGGGTCCGACGCGGACACCGTGAGCGAGAACCTCTCCACAGAGGCGGAGAAGTTCAACGTCCAGCGCGTCATCATCGGGATCAACGGCATCACCGACGAGCCCGCGTTCTACGTCGAGGGGCGATGCTCCATCGAGATCGAGACGCGCAAACTCATCACCATCTGCAAGCACGCCGACGACGACTACCGGAAGCACTACCTCGGCCTGTCCGACAACGTGTTCTGGACGGCGGTGCAGACCGAGGGGCTCGACGTGAGCGAGTACCACACCAAGATCGTGCTCCGTCCGCAGTCGATCCTCCCCGAGTTCGACATCCAGATCGGCGAGGACGGCTCGATCTCCCAGGCCCCCGAGGTGTTCACCCCGGAGAACCCGAACGGTGGTGATGAGTGATGGCCGAGGACAACCCGTACGAGGACATGACGGAGAAGGAGGCGGAGCACATGAAGCGCCTCATGAAGGGCGTCTCCGCGCTCATCACCGTCTCCGGCATATTCCTGCTCGCCCGTGAAGGATCAGCCGTCGAGACGCACTCCGGTGACCAACTCGACATGATGATCGGCCAACTCGCCAGCCAGCCCGAAAAGGCGCACGAGGTGGTCATGACGCTCCTGTCGATCATCGGCCACCTGCGGATGGGCAACACGCTCGAAGAGTGGTTCGCCAACACCGGAGCCGACCTCGTCCCCCTGGAAACGCTCCGACGTGGACGCCTCGTCTAACGTCTACCGCGACGGGAAGGTGCACGTCCTCAGCGAGGAATGCCGGACGTGCATCTTCCGCCCCCACACCCGGCCCGTCGAAGGGGCTCGGGTAGCCGAACTCGTCCGTGACACCAAGGACGAGGACGGCTCCACCGTCATCTGCCACTCCACGCTCTACAAGGATGACGAGCGAAAGCATGCTATCTGCCGAGGCTGGTACGACCGGCTCGCCGACCGCGACCCGGTCCTCCAGATCGCCGAACGCATGGGAGCCATCGAAGAACAGGAGCCGGACCCGTCATGGTGATCGGAAGCAGTATGAAAGGCCCCGCGCAGGAGAGATTCACCGCGGCCATGGAAGCCCAAGGGGCCAGGACACGCAAGACCAAGAACGGCCTCATGGTCTACGCCCCGGACGGTGCCACTCTCACCGTCCACACCACCTACGGCGACCGCCGGTCGCTCGTGAACGACATCGCGTGGTTCCGACGCCACGGCCTACGCCACCCGTCGGACACATCGCCACACCACAACGAGGAGGAGACAGAAGTGGGACGCAAGGCGGAAACGAACGACGAGGGCTACCCGCACTACATGGTGGGGCCGATCAACGGGACAACACGGAAGCGGGTGCTCGCCGAACTTGAATCGAAGGGGTGGCCGCTCCGCGTCATGGCGACCGAACTCAACATGGACACCGTGACAGCCCAGCGGGCGCTCTACGCCGTCGGCTACCGGTGGGACCCACAGTCCCCGCCGAAGCGCCGTGCGTGGCTCGCGCCGGATGACATCAAGGAGATGCACGAGAAAGTGAAGGCCGAGATGAAACGCCGCGAGGATGAGGCCAAGGAGGCGCGGCACGCGGCGCAGTCCACGGTGATTGTGGAGCCAGGAGCCATCGTCATCACGGCGACGGACACCCCGTCGCCGCAGGATGTGGCCGATGCCATCGCGGCGGGCACGGCGGAGAAGATCGCCATTCCGTTCAGAAACCCGGGCAAGCCCATCGGCGAGGCGTTCACGCCGGAGTTCGTGGATGAGCACACGACACCCGAGAAGCGCCCCCTCCGCCCGGAGGCACCGCCCATCACGAAGCCCGTCCTGCACGTCGGGACAACCCGGCCCGCGTTCGACAGCCTCAAGCCATCGGAGCCGGAGCGTGAGTTCATCGACAGTGTGGACTCGTGGACCGCGAACGAGAACGACGCGCCCACCCCGGTCCGGGAGTACCTGCGGGGCCTGCGCGCCGCAGGGCTCGAAGTCGAGATTCGCGTGTGGAGGAAGCCGTGACCGCCGACTCGTCATACTGGATGACCCGGGTCGCCACCACCGCTCGCACCCTCAGCGAAGCCAAGGCCATGGAGGCGAACGGCATCTACATTCCGCTCGACGTGACGATCGCTCAGCACAACTACGACACCGCCATCCAGCACTACACCAACCCGCACAACATCCCGAAGGGAATCTGATGGTCAGCAACATCAACGTCCTCGCCATCCGTAAGCGCCTCGGCAGGACCAACTGGTCCCTGCCCATGGAGTTCGGCAACGACGGCTGGGCATTCGTCGCCATCCGGGAAGGGGACGAGCGGAAGATCATCGTCACCTACGGGCCGTCCGGCGACTCCACCGGCATGTGGCTTCATGCCTCGATCTCGCGCCCCGACGAGATGCCGACCTACCAAGACCTCGTGGACCTGCACTACGCCGTGTGGGGCCAAGAGGGATGGGCGTATCAAGTGTTCGCACCCCAGGGCGACCACGTGAACATCCATCCGTTCGCCCTCCACCTGTGGGGGCAACTCGACGGAACCCCCGTCCTCCCCAACTTCGGGGCGTTCGGGTCCATCTGAAAGGACACTGCCACCATGGCTCAGTACGACATCAAACTGACCGAGATCAGCGCCGAGATGCTGGACGAACTCGCCGACTTTGCGCACACCGCATGGGGTCGCACCGACATCCTCGAAGTCGAGGTCATCCCGGGCATGGGCAACACGGGGTGGGACGCGAACACGGAGAACGCTCTGCGCATGCCCGAGGAGGCCAGCATGGTCGCCGTCAGCATCCCCGACCCGATCCCGGCAAGCCCCACCGGCTCCATCGAGATCGTGCTCCCGCCCGAGCCCGTCGAGGACTACAAGGTCGAGGAGGGCGCACCCACCCCGATCACGAAGGCGAGGAAGCGGTGACCGCGAGATTCAACGCACCCTGCTCCAAGTGCGGGAGCGTCAACGACGCCCACACGGTGCCCGAGGAGCCGGAACTCAGCCCCAAGAACGACGACCTGTCGCTCTGCCTCTACTGCGGCCACGTCACCGCGTACGTCGTCATGGACGGGACACTCATGGGCCTCCGAGAGTTGACCGAGGAAGAAGCCACCGAGGTCGCCGCCGACGAGGCCATGCAGGAGATGGAACGCACCCGGCAGAGAGTGATGGCCCACCGTGATCGACCGTGAGAAACTGCTCGCATTCCTCGCCCAGCGAGCAAAGGACGCCTCACCCGGACCCGCGCCCCTGCTGGTGCAACACGCCATCTACGAGGGCCTCGCCGAGCGGGTGAAGGCCGGAGAGTTCGACACCGAGAGAAAGGATGCTGACACATGAGCATCGAGGACGCGTTCAAGAACCCCGAGGGGTCCCGACTCAGCGACGAGCAGTTCCGCATGCTGATGGAACAGCGACGCCGTGAGCGCGACCAGAGCCGCGGGCTCGCCGCCTTCCTCACGCTCGGCGCGTTCCTCACCACCATCGTCGTCGTCGGCATACTCGCCGCCAACGGGGTGTTCGGTGGCTGAGGCGAGCATCAAGCCGCACCGCAAGACCAACCCGCAAGGGTGCGTTCGGTGCCGCGAATCCCGACGCCACGTAGACGCCGAGTGGAACCTCAAGCCCGAGGGGAAGCCGACGATGTACCTGTGCGAGACGCACGCACGGTACTGGGCGGAGCACTACGGCATCCAGTTCGCCGCCGCCTGACACAGGAAGAAGCCCCGCCCCCCGCGGACGACGAGAGGGGGCGGGGCTTCTGGCGTTCCAGCAGGATCAGGCTACCGGGCTCACCTTCGGATCGGGCTTCACGGCGGGAACCTGCGCGACGTGTCCGTCCACGATGGCGGGCTTCGTCGTCAACTGGTCCCGAGGGACCGAGCCCAGACCGATGAAGGACAGCCAGTCGTTGACCTTCGGGATGGCGAGGATGCGGGTGATGACACCGGCGACGACGGTGATACCACCGACCACCGCCGTGAGCCACGCGATCCACGACTCCGGGAGAATCTTCGCCAGTTCGGCGAGGACATCCGGGGCCACGAGGGCGACGACCGCCCACACGGACAGCGCGCTGAGGAGCGTGGCGAACGCGGTTCGGAGGACACGCTTCGCCTTGTACCAGATTTCCGGGAGCGTCGTCTTGACGACCGGATCGGGGGTTGCCATGCGGAGTTCCTTTCCAACGAGGTTCGAGTCCGGGGGTCGGCGCTCGATAACCAGTTCCACGGTAGTCGCAACGAACGTCAGGAACGTGAACGAATAGATGCCGAGAGCCCACCACTCGTACCCGATGAAGTCGCCCAGATTGCGACGCACCACCACGAACCAGAACACCATCGCCACCGACAGCCACTTGGCGAACATCACGCGGCCCAGCCACGAAGTCCACCACGGCGACCCGAGGCCGTAGATCATCACGTTCAACGTCGCCGGGATGATGGTGAGAGCGAGGACAAACCCCGCGATCTGATTGACTTGCTCGACGTTCACGCCGCCCCCCTGATGGCCGCTCGCAACTTGTCGGTGAAATGGTTCCGCCGACCGACTTGGATCAGGCCCTTGGAGAGGCGGCGAGACTCCTCCAAGATCACCTGTACCTCATCAGTCTGCACCTTCACCTCAGCCGCCTTGGCATGGGCACGCACGACATCGGGACCGTCGGTCGTCTCGTCAAGCGGCTCCCGCTCGTCCGTCACGATCCACCCCGTTCCCGGACTACGGTATCGAGGGCGTCGAGTGCCTTGGCCGAAACGGCCATCGCCTTGTTCGCGTCCACCAGCGCGTCCGTCAGGTCCTTGTTTCGATTCTGCAACTCCTCGGCCCCATCCCGATAGGTGTCGCGCGATTCCTTCATCTCGCTATAACGTTCACCGGCCCCGAGTTTGAAGTCCTCCAGCCGCGCGTCCTTCCCAGAAAGTTCGGCGGCGTGCGCACGTTCCATGTCAGCAATCCGCTGATCGTAGCCCTTCACAATGTCGGCCACCCGACGCTCGTGCTGGGCCTTCGTGAGAATCAGGTCACGGGCGAAGAGTATCGCCAGGACACCCAGACCGAGGGTATTGAACACCCCATCGAGCGAGACGTTCGTGTAGAACCAGGACCAGAAGTCGTTTGGCGGCGGGGTGACTGTTACGTCAGCACCCGCCGCCATCAGGAGAAGCATCGTGAGCAAGGCCCGGCCCCCACGCCCTATCTACGCCGTGAGGCGTGTCAGCACACTTACGGGTGAAGCATCGCGTCCGTGTCGAACACGGTCACCGTCACGTCGCCCGTGTTGGTGTCCGGCGCGAGGAGCCGCGCGTAGACCGCGAAGCCCTGAGCGACCGCACGCTGGAACGGGAAGTTGGCCCGGATGAGCCCGGAGGGACCGAACACGACCCGCTCCGTGTAGTGCGCGCCGTGAGGACCGGAGGTTGCGACCTCGTCCCAGAACAGCGTCACATCGACGGCGTCGCCCGGACGGCCCGAGGCGTACACGTGAGCCGCGAACGCGTAGTCGCCGTTGCCGCCGACGATGTTCGTGGCCTGGCTCGACGGCGCATCGAGGGTGGTGTTCAGGTAGAACGCCTGACCCTTCTTGACGGTGCGGCCCTTGGTGCGGGCCGTCTTGTCCTCTCGGTGGTACGAGCGCACGCTCACGGGCTTCTCCTTCGGTGGGATGGGCGTCGAACCGCCCGATGATCCTGAACCGGGGGGCGTGCGGAGCACACCGAGCATGGCGAAGTGCCAGCCCTCCCCGAACCCGTCACCGTCGGCGACGAGGTCATACTTCGAGGCATTCTGCCTGATCCAGCGACCCCGCTTCGAGGACGCCGTCATGATGCCCGCATCGGGGCCGTTGTCGCGGATGTCCACCGCGCCCTTGGTGCCCTGAATCTGGTGGTTCGCCTGCGGGGAGTTCGGTGCGGCCACAGTGCCCGCCGCCGAGACGCGATACCAGAGGACGCCGTTCCACCAGCGGGTGTCGTAGACGCGACGGCCACGGACATCCGCGTACCGCACGTAGCGGGCGAGGAAGATGGCCTTCTGCTCCGCCTCGGTGCGGACGCCCGAAGAGACGATGACGCGGTAGCCGAACGCCTTCTTGAAGTCCACGTTGAGTTGGTCGATCCGGTACGCCATCCATGGCGTGAGACGCGCGCCGTCGCGGAACACCCAGGTGTCAGCCATCGGTGGCATCCTCCCGGTCCGTCTCCACGCCGCCGCCCACGGACTGCGACACCGTGTCGGTGATCTGCACCACCTGGACGATGATGAGGTTGCCCTGGTCGTCCAGTGCCCACGCGTCCGCGACACCATCGCCGTCCACGTCGCCGTCGATGGGGATGAGGGGGTTCACGACACCGTCGGCCTCCCAGCCGAGAAGCGCCTGCTTGATCGTCTCCCGGTCAGCCTCGGGGACGGTGTCGATGTAGTTCGGTACTTCGGTGGTCATCGTAGCCCTCTCTGTCGGGGCTCATTCTTTCATGCCACCGTGCCCGACCGTGGTATTCACTGCATCGGCTGGATGACCCCGAGGATGTCCTGATCGGAGATGACCGCCGGGTCCGCGCCCGGGTCCGGGTTCTCGGACGCGACAGCGGACTCCCACTTCGCCGACCAGCCGGGCGAGACGGCGATGTCCCAGATGCGGTCGAGGACCCAGTTCTGGTACGGCTTCACCTTCTTCTGCTCCGCGGCGCACGCGATGAGCCTCTGCATGAGGGCGGTGCTCTGGGTGATCTGAGCGGTGGTTGCGTAGGCCATGGGGGAGGACCTCTCAGTACATGATGGGGATGGTGATGAGGATGTCGCCGGTGAGGGCGATGCTGTTGCGGTTCGAGATGGCGACCGTACCGTCCGGTCGGAGAAGCGCGCTTACAGACACACCGGCAGAGTAGCCCGCACCGAACGTGTTGTGCGGGGGGCGGAAGTGAGCCGGGATGCCCGTGGAGGTCACGTCGAGACTGCTGGTGCCGGTGGGCACATCCGTGCGGACGGTCGCTCGCAGGGAACCCTCGTCGCCGTCCCGTTTGATCGTCGCCGTTGCGTCGAGAAAGTTCGAGGAGATCGTCACCCAGCCGGTGTTGCCCGCGGCGAAAATCCACGGCCCCCACGCCGCGCCGACGCCCGCCGATGAGCGCTGATACGTCGCCGAGATGTAGGTGACATCTCCCTTGTACGTGACCCGCTGGACGGCGCGAGCATCCGCGAACTTCACGACCTCCACGACGCCGAACGCGCCGCCCGGGTAGGAGGCATCCGCCTCCCCGAACGTGATCCCGACCGGGAAGTCCACCGGGTTCAGCGTGTGCGCCACGGTGCCGCCATTGAACACCAGCGCCGCAGGGACGGGCGGAGACGCGCGCCGGGCCTGTTCATCGCTTCGCAGATACAAGTCCCGGAGAACGCCTTCCAGCGTCTTGTCCGTGACCGGGAAGTCGGAGAACGACACGGGCTCAGGCCATGTTCAGGTGCGCGACGCCCCACCACTGGCCGACAGCAGGACCACCGGCGATGAGGCGCACCATGTTGCGCACAGCCGTGAACGCCGGGACCGTACCGCCCGGCCAGAAGGGGGCGTTGTTGAACGTCATCACCGCGCCGAACGACTGCACCGTGACGATGTCCAGATGCGTCCCCAGCGGCGCGTCGCTCGGGAGCGTGACGGAGAAGTTCGCCTCCGCCTCGATGAACACGACGAGGTCACCCGCGACCGTGCCCGACAGGTTTAGCACCGTCCCGGCCAGCGTGATCGGCGGGTACGCGATGTAGCCCGACTCGTTGTTCAGCGAGATGATGTACGGGGCCGACGCGTTGCCGGTGCCCTCCACGAGAACACCGTTCCCGCTGACGATCAGGCAGGAGCAGGAGTTCCCTGCGCAACCACATCCTCTTGGCATGACCTACTCCTCTTCGTCCGAATCCGGCTTGGTGGCCGGGGTGAGAATCACCTGGATCGTTTCGCCCGCCGGGGTTTCCGTGACGGTGACCTTGTCGAGTTTCTGATCCTGGCTGATCGTCCTCGCGTTCAGGGTAGCAAGCAAGGGTACTTTCACCCCGGGAACCAGGTGCTGGATCGTGAGGGTGTCGTCCAGGATGATGCCCGTGTTGTCCGGGATGCGGACCTCCACCGGCACCGGGTTGCGACCCGTCACGTTCCGCTGAGCCTGCGAGTCCAACTCGGCCTGTGTGGGCTCGTCGGTGGACTCCTGGTTGTAGACGCTGAACACCTTCGTCCACGGACCGTAGTACGTCGGGTCGGATGCGGCGAAGCCCTGCTTGCCCTCGTTGGATGTGACCACACCGAACGTCGTCTGCTCCGAGCCGTACGCGGTGACGATGGCACCCGCGGTGAAGTCGGCGTCCGTGAGCAGGCGGGTCGCCCCGATCTGCCGCGACGTGTCCCAGATGTGGATGGCCCGACCGATGGCGCAGAAGTCGATGCCGCCGTGCCGGGCCGTGTACTGGAGGTGCTCACCCACGCTCATCTCGAACTTCTGCGTCACCGCCGCCGTCTTGGCCTCGTTGGGAGTGTGATGCACCGTGAGGAACGGGAGCACGTTCGCGGGCGGGGTGATGTTCTCCCACGCCTGCACATTGATGAGAGGCGGGCCGGGGATCACCCAGTCCGTCGTCATCTCGTAGTTGATGATCGTCTCCAGGCGCGTGGTTGCCTCGGTGACCGCCGGGTACGCGTTGGACCACTGCTTCGTCAGCGGCCTCCAGAACAGGTACTCCAGCACGTCGTGAGCGTTGATCGTGACCCGACCCGGCTCCCAGCCGACATGCCAGACCGGACCCTCCCAGACGCGATCCGTCCCGCGGAAGATCACAAGTTCGTGGCGCTTCGGCTCAATGGAGGCGAGGAACTCCTTCTGCTCCTCGCAGGCGTCGCCGACGATGGTGATGTCGCCCTGGCTGATGGTGTCGCGGTCGCGCACCCACCGGATCATCGACATGTCCCTGATCTCGCCGATGCGCGTCTGCCCACCGCGGTCGTAGATGAACGCGGTGTGGCCCTGAACACAGTTCACCTTCGCCATCAGAACCTCGTCAGCAGGTCGAGGGAGAGAGTCACGTTGCCGTCCTCGTTCTCAGGCGGCACGTCCACCGCGATGTAGTAGTCGATGCCGCACTCGAACACCGGCCAGGTGCCGGGCATGCCGTCGGAGCCGTAGATCAGGTGGTTGGCGTTCAGCGTCTCGCCGCCCGCGACCGACGCCCACGCCGACTGGGTGACACCGTCGAGAGTCAGCACGCTGTCAGCCGGGAGGAACGAGACGATCAACTCGGCGCAGAAGTCCGCCGGGTCCAGGTCGGGCAGTTCCCGCGAGAACGGGCTCGCGTAGAAGCGGACCCGAATCTGGCGCTCCGCGAACGACCCGGTGCTGATCGTGAGGATGGGGATGGTGTCGAGGAACTCGCGCACATCCTCCGACTCGATCCGATGCCAGATGCGCCGCCAGATGCCCACCTCCTCGATGCAGTAGTTCGGCACCACCGGAGGCCGCGGAGGTGCCGGGACCACCGCACAGTCTGGGTCCACGAGCGGGTTGACGAAGCGGTCCACCGTGTGGCGTGCGGAGATCGAGTTGTGCGGGGTGCCCGCCCACTCGTACTCGTAGTTCTGCTTCGCCGGGAACGAGCCATCGAAGTAGGAGTACGGACCACCGAACGACAGGATGGCCGCGTCCACCAGGTACGTCTCACCACTGCGCCACGGGACGTGACCGGAGCCGCCGGTGTCACGTGCACGGATGATGGCATACGCCGCACCCGCAGGGGACTCCGCCTCCACCGACAGGGTGAAGGTGTTGTTCTTCGGGACCACGACCTCTTCGCCGTTGGAGCGAGCGAAGATCGTGCCGCCCGAGTCGATCCACGCAATCTCCGCGACCATGCGCTGTGCACGCTGGAGACGCACGCGGATCGAGCCCGTGTAGCGGCTCTCCGGGAGCACTATGGAGCGGTAGTCCGCGATGTTCGCCTGACCTGCCCACACGAAGCCGCCAACGATGTCGGCCTTGACGGTCACCTTCGCCGAGAAGTCACCGCTCAGCCCACCGGAGGCGCGAGTGAGCACGATGCCCCCCGAGAGCGCATCGGTCGTCGCCGCCCAGCCGAGCACGCCAGGCGAAGAGGCGATGGAGATGGACTTGTTGACGGTACTGGTCCACGAGTACGTGGTGTCCGTCTCCGCCGCAGTGGAGCCGTCGAAGTAGTCGCCGGGGTTGAACGACGGACGGCTCTGAACCTCCGTCACCCATGCCGAGTACGGACCCCAGCCGAGAGTGTTCCGGGCGCGGGTCCGGTGCCGGTAGGTCGCGCCAGGCACCAGCGGGGTGATCGTCAGAACCGTCGTGGTGTGCGAGCGGGTCACCGTCGCCGGGGACGGGATCGGGTCCGGCGAGAGGTACTGCGTCTGCGTCTCGTAGCCCGTGATCGGGAGGCCACCGCCGTTGGTGGGCGGGGTGATGAACGCGGTTGCGTTGCGGCCCGACGTGCCCGAGGCGACGTTCAGGCCCGGTGCGTTGACGACCGCCGTACCGAGCGAGAACGACCGCGTGGTGGACGCCGCGCCACCCTTGAGGCCCGACGCCGACGCCGTGACAGCGTTGATGGCCATGGCCCGGTGGAACAGCACCCGCCGCGTGGGGAGGCCGGAGCGCGTGGTCGAGCCCGACGAAGTCCACTCGGCGATGAGGTTCGTGAAGCCCGCGTCAGTGGCGATCTGGTTCGTGTACAACGTGACCGGACGGCCACCGTCCTCCGTGGGCTCGGTGATCGTGACAGCGACCTGACCCACGACGGTCGGGCTGGGCGTGAGGCGCGTGAACGGGGCGGACGGGACCTCGTAGTAGGTCATCCGACCCGGCTGGCGACCCCGCCCAAGCCCGGCGATAGCCGACCCGTTCAACCACTCCGTGTAGTACTGGTCATCCGCGTCGAAACCGATCTGGATGGTGCCGCTGTCACGCGCGATGCGGAACAGGAACGTGGAGTTGTCGGTGATGCCGAGCGTGCCCGACTGCAACCAGCCGCTACGACCGATGTAGAAGTACGCGGTGCGGTCGCCGGTGCCCGCGATGGGTTCGATCTTGGCGATCTGGATGACACGCGAGCCGTTGTACGCCTGGCGCACATTGGGGAGCGGGAGGTCCCCGGTGACCCAGCCGTTGCCCGGAGACGACGTGCTGATCCCTCGGGTGGTCCCGCCATTTCCCCACGAGTACGTAGTCACGTTCGCCTCCTTACGGCACCGTCAGGGCGAGAGCATCGACCCAGAGCATGATGTCAGAGTTGTTGGTCGGGACCGTGCTCGACCCCCAGGTCACGTCCGCGCGGACCATGCACCGCGCCGTGACCGCGCCAGCGGGCGGGACGATGGACGGCTTCGAGAAGGTGTGGCCACCGTAGTTGCTGGTGATCCGCTCGATAGTGTCCGTGCGGAGAAGGGCGCTCGCCCCATCCCGCCATTCGATGCGAGCGTCCATGGCATGGATGACCGAGATGCCCGCGCCTGCGGTGACCTGCACGAAGCCCCACATGCTGAACGAGAACCGGGAACCCGCCGGGGCCGCGCCGATGGCAACATCCTGGACACCAGCGAGTTGCGTGCGCCCCGTCGCCACGGTCGAACCGTTGCCGAGGATGCGCACTCGCCACGACCAGGAGCCGACCGAGTCATGGGCGTTGTCGCGGATACCGGAGACATACGGTGCCGCCGATGCGCCTGACACGGTCGCGGACTGGGTTGCCCAGCCGATGGAGTCCGTCTCGACCGAAGGGTTCGTGGAGTAGTTGCGCGCCACCTCGATGGAGCCCGACGGCAGTTCCGCCGAAGGGGTGGGAACGAGGTTCAGGGGCGCGTCCTCGATGAGGTACTGGCCGGTCGCCATCGACTCGGGCAGGAGGCGGGGGATGCCGAGCATGCGGGGCTGTTCGGCGGTGAGAGTGAACTCGTAGATGCCGCCGTACAGACCGTGGTTCGGAGAGGCGGAGTTGCCGGTGGCGTTGCCGTCCTCATCGAGCGTGGGCTGGATCGGCTGGGGTGTGATGACGCGCTCGAACTCCTGCTCCTTGAGGAGTCCGGTGGTGCACTTCACACCGTGCAGGATGCGCCGCTCCTGGTCGATGGAGGACCAGTAAGCACCCGCGCCGCCGCCATCCTGGACGTAACGAGGAGGGCACATGGTGAAGAATGTGAGCGACGCGGTGCCGCACGAGCCGTTCTCGTGCACCGAGCAGGTGGACTCGCGGAGCATGTTCGCCAGCCAGGTGCGCCCGTACTCCAGGCCGCGCTCGGTGAGGGCTGTGAGGATGACACGGAACCGCATGACCTTCGCCCGGTCGCGCTGAGCGCCGATCACGCCGCCGCCGGTGATCCGCTCCGTGGCGACGGCCTCCGTGGTGTCATCGTCCAGCCCGTCCACGCTGATGCAGTACACGCCGAGGAACTCCGTGGCCGCGAAGTTGGGGACCATCGGGTCGAACCACGGGGCCTCGTCCTGGAGGTTCGTGTACTCGTAGCCGCCCTGCGGGAGGAAGCGAGAGTCGCCCGGCGAGAGGAAGTCGTCCGGGGTCATCAGCGCGTTACGCAGGCCCGAGCAGTACGGGCCGCGGAACCAGTTCGCACCACACGGCGACGTGCGGGTGTAGTCCTCAGCGCGCGGGTTGTTGACGATCTCGGTGCCACCGAGGCAGAACCAGCCGTTGAACACCGTGTCTCCTAACCGAGCCGCTCAGCGATGCGGTTGACCACACCCACCGCCGCGACATCCGGGTTGCCCGATCCCTGCACCACGATAGCGCCGGGCTGGATGAGGACCGAACGCCCCGCCACACCCGTCGAGACACCGCCGCTGGCCAAGGCAGGATACTTACCCTGAGCGAGAGCCGAGAGCCACCGCACCGACGGGTCCACCTGCGACAGGTTGCGTCGGAGCGGCACGACCGCCTCCGGGCCGGACTCACCCATGAGCGCCTTCGTGCGGCCCCACAGCACGCCACCAGACGCGAGCGGGACAGCGCCGCCGCCGTCACCTACCGAGGAGCGACCACGCGCGCCGGACATGGCGTTCCCGGCGTCGTTCGCGGCACCGAACAGGGAACCGAACCACCCGATGGCGTCCTGAATCCACCCGATGGCGTCCTGGATTGCGTTGCCGATGTTGGTGGCCATGTCCTCGAAGAAGCCGCCGATCTCGGAGAGGGCCTTCTCCGCCCCGGTGCTCATGTCCAAGAACCACTGGACGAGGTCATCGAAGTCGATGCCGAGGCTGGCGAGCACGTCCTTGACGGTGTCCTCCAGAATCTTCCACGCCCCCGAGAAGTCGCCCTTGAGGAGCGCGGCGATGGCCTTGAGGATGCCGGACCACATCTGCGTGCTGGCGACGATGATGCCGCCGACCACCTTGAACACGGCACCGATCACGTCGGACCAGACCTTGAAGGCACCCTGGTTGTCCTCCGTGGCCCCGGCCAGGGCGTTCATGATCTCGACCCAGCCGTTGACCACGTCCACCACGGCGATGATGAGGTCGATGAGCGGGGGCAGGATCACGGCGATGAGTTCACCGAGGTAGACGAGCAGGGGGCCGAGGTTCGTCCCGAGTTCCGCGAACTTGGGTGCCAACTTCTCCACACCTTCGAGGAGGGCCGTGCCGATGGTGGAGGCGACCTCGGACAGGATCGGCATGAGCGGCATGAGAACCGCGGAGATGGCTCCCAGTGCGGCGGCGAGGATGTTGAGCACCTGGAGGTCGCCGACCAGCGCGAGAATCTCACCCAGGATCGGGAGGGCCTGGCCGAGCGAATCCATGAAGGTCACGAGAGAGGCGACCGCCTCCGGGGTGACAAGCGCCGCGAGTACCGGGCCGAGTTGGCCAAGCAGATCGAGGAGGGCCATGAAGATGACCTGGCCGTTGGCGAACCAGTCCTGGAGAGCGGTCTGCCCCTCCACGGACTGCATCCACTCGTTCCACTTGTCGAGCAGGCCGGTGAGGTGGCCGAGGAGTGCGTTGCCCGCCGGGGCACCCGCCGTAAACAGCGTCGAGAGAGCGCCGCTCAGAGCGCCGACGAGCCCGAGGACGGCGTCGAAGGATTCCTTCATGCGCTCGAACGTGGCCGTGAGTTCGCCACTCTCGGCGGACTCCTGCATCATCTCGCCCCAGCCCTTGGCCCAGTCCGCGAACGCGGCAGACATCTCCTCCAGTACGGGACCCACGGCGGAGAAGATCGAGAGGAGCCCCTGGACGACGCTGGCGAGGCCGGTGCCGAGGTTGGCGAGGGAGTTCGGGATGGTGGTTTCCATCGCCGTCTGGAACATCTGGTACGCGGGCGATTCGAGAACCGCGGTGAACGCTTCGGTGATGCGACCGAGCGCCGCACCTGCCATCTCGCCCATGCGGTCGTTGCGCCAGAGTTCGGCCAACTTGTTCGTGAAGTCGGCGAGCGCCGGACCCCACGCCTGCGCGAACGCCGCGGAGTCGGCCTTGGCGGCGGCGGCGAGGTTGTCCATCCCCCGCTTCGCCGCCGGGAACTGCTTGTCCATCATCTCCAGCGCGGCGACCGCATGGAGGGTGGTCCAGATGAAGCCGGTCATGGCCGCTCCACCCGCGGCGAGAGCCACCGGGAGCGCGAAACCAATGCTGGAGATGATGGAGGTCAGCGAGGCACCGAGGCCGGAGCCGAGGACCGCGGTGCCCTGACCGATGACAGCGATGAGGAGCGTCCATGCGCCGATGGTGCGCATGATGTGGCCGCGGAACACGTTCATGTGCCCGCCCATGCGCTTCGAGGAGGAGCCGACCGAGGCCGACAACTTCGAGAAGTCCTTGTCGATGGTCTTGAAGGACTCTCGGATGCGGGTGATGCCACCGTCCTTCTCGAAGTGCGTCGTCTCGCGGCTGAACGCCTCCGTCAGCGACTTGCCCATCTCCGCGCCACCGGCGGCACCAGCCTTGCGACCGATGACGCGCATCTGCCGCGGGAGTCCCGAACCGTCGGCGTCAACGTCGATCTCGACACGCCCCACCGTTACGGCCATCAGGCACCTCCGGGACTAGTCTGCCGTGCCAACGCATGGAACATGGACATTTCCTCGTTCACAACTCGCTCCGGGACCCGATCCGGGTCCGCGCCGGAGAGCGGCGCTTCGAGGTCGAGGAGGAACTTCTCGCGGTCCTCCGCGGTGGCGAAGTGGTCGAGACACCACTTGTACACGAACCGGAGGAGCCGCGGGAGTTCTACTTCGAGCGAGTCGATCCCTTGCCCGGTGAGCGTCCCGTCGATCTCGGCGAAATGGACTTCGAGGACCGCGAGGAGCCGACAGGCGGCTGGGTAGGAAAATCCTGCCACTGCTCCACGAGCCACGAGACGATGTCGCCGAGCATCTTGATGTCCACCTCGTCGTTGGGGTCACGCAGACGACGCACGAGGACCTGGTACTCCTGCGGGGGGAGCACGGCGCGGAACAGTTCGAGGGCCGCGCTCATCTCGTCGGCGATGGTGGCGAACTCGTGCGCACCATGGGCGAGGGCGATGGCCAACTGCTCCGCGGTGGGGGCGTGGGCGGTGAAGTGGGACGCCTTGACGGTGTCGGGGTCGAGGATGGTCTGGCCGCGTGCGTCCAGCATCTCCTCGTCGTTGTCGTCCAGCATGGGCTGGCCGGTCTTGATCTCGAACTCAACGTCGGGAAGGCCACCAGCGGCCTTTTCCCGGACGGCCTGAGTGAATGAGCGAGTTGCCATGGGGCACTCCGTTTCTCGTCGTTGCAGTAAGCGTACTGCCACGGTGGTCAGTACGGGAACGGATTGCCGGTGAAGCCGTAAGGTGCGAGCGCAATGTCGGCGGCGCGAGCGATCCACGGGTTCGCCGCCTGGCCGTTCACCGTGTGCGCGTAGAGCGCGTTCCGGCCCATCCATGCGGCCATCGGACCCATCATCGCGCGGCGACCGTCGTCCCAGAAGCCGTTGCCCGCCATGATCGGCCCCGTCGTGCCGCCGTGGACGTAGTTGGCGTAGTCCGCGTAGTTACCGACCGAGTAGCGCACGCCGAACCGCTTGTACGGGGTGAGCGCGAGGTTGTGCTGAGACGCGAGGAAGCCGGAGCGGCGGGGGACCTCCACGAGCGCCGCACCGAGATGCCGACGGCCCACCCGCTCCATCCAGTTCCACACGTCACCCTGCGGACCATCCACGAACAACGCCTGGATGTTGGCGTCGTAGATGGTCACACGTACGGTGGTGGCCATCGTTCACCTCACCCGATGGTGACGGTCCAGTAGCCGCCGCCGCAGTCGCCGGGCGTCTGCATCGCCTGGTACTGGCCGAGCACGTACGACGGGTCCGAGAAGTCATCCTCAGCCCCGACACAGCACTGGATGGCCCACGCCATCGCGGCCTTGTCCGCCATCTGGAGCCGCACGTCGCCGATGACCTCCGCCACGGGCGGGGGCGTGAAGCCGCCGACGCCGTTGGTCTTGCCGACGTGGAGGCACCGGGCGATGCCCACCTCCAGCACGATGGCGCGGTTCATGCCGCACGTGCCGCCCGTCTGATCCGGGTTCGGGAACGCCGAGTACGGGAACTCGTTGACGAGACGGACCCACGCCTGACCGCCGCACCCGTTCGGGCCGTCACACTGGCCGCACGCCTCGATGACCGCGAGAGGACCGGGCACCGGGATCGACCGGCACACGCCCGGCAGATCACGCTCCGCGAGCGCCTCCTCGATGCATGCGGCCAACTTGACCATGATCGGCCAAGCGACGGTGTCCTCCTGGAAGGCCATCAGTAGGTCCGCATCCGTCCGCGGCGCGCGTCCGGCGAGAACACCGACGACGGCATGGCCAGGTGGAACGGGTTGTACTGGCCGACGATGTTGTCCACCTCACGGATGCCTGAGAGGCCCCCGGTGAACATGTCCGCGGGGACCTCGAACGAGATGCCCTGCCGGGTGACGCGCTGAGCGCCATCGGGGAGACGGCACGCCTTCCCGTCGCACGCCTTGTACCACTCGACCGCGAGGATGCCCGCGGCGAACGAGAGGAGATCGTCAGCGGCCACACCCGGGTAGTACGACACGGAGAACGTGCGCGCGTCGGTCAGCAGGTCCGGGGTCGCCTCGACTGCGAGGTACGAGAACGTGAGCGGCGCAGGCGGGTTCGCCGTGGTGCGATCCACGAGGAACGTGCCCGTGCCCGCGACGTTCTGCACGAACACGCGAGTGTCGGCGTCCTCCGCGACCACCTGATAGATCGTGGGTGTGAACGCCTGCGGGAGCGCGATGCCCAGCGAGTCCGCCACATCCGGCTGGATCGTGACCGTCACCGTGTCACCGTCGCGCATGAACACGTAGGAGCCGGAGGTCCCGTAGGTGCCCTCCAGCGGGGTGAACGCGTCCGCCGTGTCGGGTGCGCCCATGTCCTGGCAGAGCGGCCACGTGCCGCCGTCCTGGCGGACGAGACGGTTGCCGTTGTCTACCCGGTACGACGAGGGGTCCAGGGTGCCGCCGTTGATCTTCACGATGATCGGCCCGGACACCTCCTGAGCCGGGAGGATGACCTCGGAGATGGGACCGCACGAGCAGGAGCCGGGCGACGTGCACCCGCAGGCGTTGTACCACACGCCATTGCTGATGTACGGCCCGTCACCGGGCCAGCCGGTCACCGGGGCCTCGATCCATGCACTCGGGGTGCATCGCGCCGCACAGGGGCGCAGGACGACGGGGCAGAGCGCGAGACGGAAGCCGGTGAGACGCTGGAGGGAGTTCCACGCGAGAGCCTCAGCGCGCGCCTTCTTCACCGGGTCGAGATCGGTGATCTCCTCGGGCGTGAGCGCGCAAGACCAGTCCGTGGTGTCTGGGTAGCACATGGCCATGTAAGTGTCCTTTCAGACCAAGAGGCCCGACACCCAAGAGTGTACGGGCCTCATGGTCATGAGGTTACGCCGCGACGGTGACGACTTCCTGGACCCACGCGCCGTCCTGCGAAGCCTGCACCGTGTAGGTGCCCGCCGCCGCGTACGTGTGCGAGGCCGTGCCGGGGGCGACGACGTAGTCCCACTCGCCGTCGCCGAAGTCGTACCAGACGGGACCGGTCGCCACAGGGATCGTGGCGAAGTCCACATCCAGCCCATCCACCGTCGCCGTGATCTCGGTCAGCGCGGGGAGCGCCGGGTCGAGCAGGGGGCGAGCACCGCACACCGGCTCCGGCGGGAGCAGGTCCACCTCGATGAGGCGGAGAGCGGTGGACGAGGACACCGGGGTCGGCATCGGGCCGGGGAGCGGCGTCGGCGTCTGGTTGCCGAGCATGATGTCGTTGTACGGACCCACGCCCCAGCCGTTGCCCTCCTTGGTGGAGGCACCCGTGACGGTGAACGTCACCGCCGCGTTCTCCACGGTGAAGTCACCGAGGATGCCGCCGGAGAGGAACGGGAGGAGGAGGTAGCCGAACGAACCCTGTGCGCCCTCGGTTGCGCAGGCGTTCCCCGTGGGGGCACCCATCCACAACTCGAAGCCCCAGTTGACCTGGGAGAGTTCGATCTGGGTGTCCACGTCGAAGCCGATGACGGTCGAGCCGTCCCAGCCGAGGACGACGGGCTGGCCCGTGACGATGGAGAGCAGGTCCGGGTCCACGCCGCAGAACTGAATCTCGATGCCGTAGCCGACCAACTGCTGGACGGAGGCTTCGTAGATGCAGACCTCACCGGCGGCGTTCGTGACGTTGATCTCGTCCGACTCCGTGGTGTTGGCGGTGAACGAAACCGTCACGAACCCCTTCGAGACGGCCTGGCTGTCCTCGCCGAAAACCGGGCGACCGCAGGAATCCAGACGCGTCACCCGGAGGCGACGGCCCTTCACCGGCGAGAGGCACTTCGTGACGTGCGGCATGGCTTACTCCTTGTTCTCCAGCGCCGCCTTGATGGCCGCGGCCTTGTCTGCCTTGTTGAGCGACGTGTCCACGTCGAGGCCATTCTTCTCGATGAAGTCATCGAGTTCCGCGACCTTGAACGAGTCGATGTCCGGCGTGTCGCTCTTGGATTCGTCGGCGGGCTCGGCGGGCTCAGGCGCGTCGGCCTCCGAATACGGGATGAGGTAACCGTCACGGACGGTACGGACATCGCTCTCGGCGAAGCCGTTCTTCGTGGCCTTGTCGAGCGCGGCCCGGGCGTTCTCGGGGGAACGGCCAGGCAACTTCTCGAAGCCAGCGGGGAAATCAGCCATGATCCTCTGTCTCCTTACGGGATTGCGATGGTGAATCGGGCGCGGAAGTTGCAGTCCACGACGAGGCCGTAGACGTTCTCCGCGATGGCGTACTCCTTGTTGTAGATGTGGTCCGTGGTGCTGTTCACGACCACGTCGCCGTGGTGGACGGTGATCGCGCCGATGGCGTCCACCTCACCCACGGGGAACGCGGCACCAGCCAGCACGGGCGAACCATTCGGAGTCCACAGGTTGCCGTCCTTGTCGGCGTCGATAGCGCCATCCGCGTACGCGCGAACCGCGTCGCCACGGTTCATCACGATGATGGGGCGGGCGGCGTAGAAGCCGTCGGCGAAGTCATCGGCCTTGGCGATGAGGTCCACGATGGTGTCCCCCACGCCCTGCCCTGCGGCTCCGGCGATCCAGGCGGCGAGGGCCGTCTCGATGCCCCGGTCCTCGGAACGCTCCAGACCGGCGCGAGCCTCGGTCGGGTAGTCCTCGCCAGCCAGCCAGCACTCCACACCGAAGTACAGGCCGAACACCGTGCCGCCCGTAAGGGTGCTGACACCCTCCCGGGTCTTTTCGGCCTGCGGGTCAGCCGGTGACGGGTAGCAGAGTTCGAGCGAACCGACCGCGATGGAGCAACCGCTGGAGATGTACTCCAGCACGCCGCCCATGCCGAGACGGTCGGCGGAACGGAACTCCGCGACCGAGCGGATGCCGCCGAGCCGAGGGGTGCGGGTGGGGGCCTGAACGAAATGCGTGGCGTCTGCCATGATGCCCTCCTCCTCTCGGAAGTTGGTTCACCGGGGGCCACAGGGCTTGAGTGGCCCCCGGTGACGAACTTACGGGATGGCGGGGATCGTGACGCCCTCGCCAGCGCCAGCGGACGGGAAGCCCGTCGCGCCGAGCGTGTCGATGGTGACACTCACCTTGACGCCGCCTGCGCCCGTGTTGGCGACGGCGAGGCCCTCCTCGAAGAAGGCCGCGGTGTAGACGTTGGTGCCCAGGCCGACGCTGTCGTAGATCGTGTCGAGGTCGATCACGTCCTTGGTCAGCTTCGTGAAGGCACCTGCGGGCCACATCATGAACTCGACGGTGCCCGGGAACTGCGTCCAGGTGCCCGTGTTGCCCGTGGCGAGCGGCTGGTAGTCGTACACCCACTGCACGCGGATGTTGCGGACCGCGAACCAGGCGTTGATGGCCTGATCCGACACGTTCAGCGGGTTCTCGATGTTGAGGCGACGACCCACGTCAGCGCGCACCGCGTCGATGGCCCACACCGGGAACACGGCCTCGATGATCGTGTTCGGAGCCATCGCGTACTGGTAGCGGAGACGCTGTGCCTGGAGGGCGGCGGCGTCCAGGATGTCGGAGGTGGAACCCCCGGCCTCGACCCAGTTGATGGCCGCACCGATGTAGGTGCTGATCCGCGAGATGACCGACGCGTTGACCTTGTGAGCGTGTGCCGTGGCACCGATCGACAGGACGCGGTTGGTCAGTTCGGGGAACGCGGCGTTGGTCAGGATCGGGGCGGTGACGCAGAAGCCGATGGCGTCCAGTCGCACCTCGTCCCAGTCCGGGCACTCCAGTTCGTAGCAGGTCTTGGCCGTGCCAGCCTCGGCCTGCGCCTCGGTCTGGAGGAAGCCCCACGTCGCGGCGAGCGTGGCGTAGTCGGGACCCTTGGTGAACGAGATGCCACCGCGGCGAGCCGTGACCGTCGGCAGATCGAGGATGCCCGACACCGTCTCCAGTTCCAGGAAGCCGTAGACCTGCTCGGACGGGGCGCACCAGCCACCCGCGGCCACGAGGCCCTGGGCGTTGAAGCCGCCGAGACGCGACGCCTTGGAGGCGGCGATCATCACGTCGTACTGGTCCTGCGCCGACATGCGCTCGGTGAGCACGAACTCGCTCTCCGCACGCTCGATCTGCGCGACGCCGAAGCGCTGGTGGTTGTCGCTCAGGGCGAACTCGTTCACCATGCGCTTGTCCGGGTGAGCCGAGAACACCTCACGCTGGCTGACCTGGGGCTTGGTGCCCCGGCCCGAGAGGCCACGCGAGAAGCCGCGCGAGCGGGACTCGAATGCCTTCGCGGCCTCCAGCATGGAGCCGAGGTCCTCGCCGGTCTGGCGACCGGGGACGTTCGCGGCGGCGACGATGGCGAACGACGGCTTGCTGGCCTCTTCGTCCGCGACCGGCGCGGGGGCGGGGGACTTCGCCTGGCGCTTCGCGCTGGCGACGGTGCGAGAAGTGCTGGCCGCGGCCACCACGACCTCCTTCTTCGCGTCGGCGTCCGCGTCGTCGTTGTCCGAGTCGGCGTCGCCGTCGCCGTCGGAGGTGTCGTCGTCGCCCTTGTCGGCGTCGGCGTCTGCGTCGGAGTCGCCACCGGCGTCCTCGGAGTCGGCGAACCCGGCCTGGAGGGCCGCGATCTTGGACTCGCGCTCAGCCTCAGCGGCCTCGCGGGTGGCGATCTCGTCGTTGATCTCCTTGCGCGCGGCCATCAGGGCCTCGGCTTCGGCGATCTCGTCGTCGCTCAGGTCAGCGCCCTTCGCGGCGAGAGCGCGGCCATCGGCCATCGCCTCGTCGTTCAGGCGACGGAGGTCCTCGGTGGTGAGGTCCGCCAGGCTGTCCGGCTTCTTGAATGCCATGGTGTCACTCCTCAGTGAATCGTTGGCGGGGATGGATTACAGAAATCTCAGGCCGGGACTATGTCCTCCGGCGATCCCCGTCTATGACGGAGTGCTCAGAAGTCTTTGTAGCACGGGTGGTACGTGCCGGGCAACACGAAGGGCGCGACACGCCGATGGTGTCGCGCCCTCAGTGCGTCCAGGGGCTAGGCCACCTGGATAGGCCGGTACGTCGCTCCGGGGGTTCGAGCCGCGGCAACCGCCGCCTCTACCTCGGTGCGGTGCGAGCCGAGGTAGACATTGTCAGGCCCGCGCACCTCCCAGTCGTACGTCGTACTCGCGGCGCTGGTTCCACACCCGCATCCCATGTCAGTCCTTTCCGAAGGTGTCTGCGAGGCGCGCGGCGGTGTCCACGCGGACCTCGTTCATGAACGGCTGGAGAGCCGCGATCCGTTCGCGGCGCTGATCCTCGGCGCGGACCTCCTGGACGGTGGCGCGGATGATGCCCGCGATCTCCGAGGCCGGGACGAACGCGACCTCCTCGACCTGTGCGGTGAGGACGCTGTCAGCACCCTTACGGACCACGCCCGCGGCGACCAGCGACTCCTGCCCCTCCGCGCCGGATGCGGCGAGCGAGGTGCGAGGGATCGGGAAGCCGGGGACGTTGACCGCGAGAGCCGCGACGAGTTCGAGGCCGGTGCCGTTGCGCCGCCAGTCACCCGACAGCGCCGACGCCTGGAGCGCGTCGATCTGCTCCTGCGTGGCCGACGGGCGGACGATGCCGGAGAACCAGATGCCGTGGCCATCCTCGCCCACGACCACGTCGGCGACCGCGGTGCCGGTGTTGTCGTAGTGCGCGACCGCGTTGCGGGCGTTCACCTTGAGCCCGGCGTGACCGGTGCCCATAGTGATCTGGCCCACCGCGAACCGGCCCTCGTCGGTCAGAACCGTGCCGGTGCGGAACATGGCGTAGTCGATGGACGAGTGCGGTGCCGTCGTGCACGTGTCCTGGATGCCGATGTGACACACGCCCCACGCGGCGAGGTGGCCGAAGATGCGGAGCGTCCCGTCCTCCATCTCCTCGATGGTGGTGGGAGTCGGCTCCGCGAGGTTCGGGTTCTTGAACGCCGCCGCGGGCTTCTTGGTGACACCAGCCGCCACGAGCGTCATGATCGGAGCCGCCGATGCGTTGAGAGCGTGTGCATGGCCACCGCCACCTTCCTGTCCGGGCCACACACCGATGGCCTCCTTGTGCATGTTCGCGCAGAGCCCCGCGAGCCAGTCCGGGTTCTGAACGTACTTGGCCAACTGCATGCGGCACCGGTTGAAGTCGCCGGGGGCACCCCAGCGAATCTTCGCCGCGCCCTTGCCGCGCACCCAGTAGCGGCGGATGCGCGCCGTGGGGACGGGGTGGGTGATCCAGCCGGGACCGTCGTGGGTGCCGGGAGCGAACGCCGACGCGACGAGGGACCAGTCCTCGGGGATCAGGTCCTCCTTGCCGAGAGCGCGCGCCCGGCGCTTGATGTGAGCACGAGCCGCGTCTGGGTCCTTCGCGCGACCGATGGACTGGATGGCGTTGCGCAGGTCCTCCTCGTTCGCAATCGGGAACGAGCCGTCGGGCATGGCCTCGCCACCCTCGGCGAGACGCTTGCGCTCGTCGGTGGGGACATCGCGGAACTCGGCGACCGCGGCATCCGCGGCCTCCTTGGACTCGGCGCACCCGCAGTCCTCCAGCGCCTGAGCCGCCGCGACCAACTGCTCCTCGGAGAGTTCGTCGGGGAACTCCGCGCCGAGCGCGAGGTACGCCTCCTGGAACGCGGGGATGGGGACGATGGTGAGGCCCGCGACGCGCACCTCGGAGAACACGGCGGGGTTCTCCTTCGTCATGAACGGTGCCGGGTTGTCGTCCTCGGGGTCGATCTCGATGACGCCCATGTCGCCGTCGAGTGAGACGCCACGGTTGGTGCCGTCGAGCAGGCCCTCGATGACCTCGGGCGCGTACTGCCGGTTGAGCACGATGGCACCGCGGAAGCGCATGCCGTCCTCGGCCATGAACACCTCATCGACGCGGCCCACGGTAGCGACCATGGACGTGTCGCCGCCGTGGCTGGAGACGTACTCGTACCGGAGCGGCACGGGCAGGTTGCGCGTGGAGAGCGCACCCTCCGCGAACATGCGGTAGTCGCCGGACATGACGGACTCCGGGGCGATGAGGCCGTGGACGGGAATCTCGGTGATGAGTTCCTCGTCCTCCTCGGGCTCGTCGTCCACGATCTCGTCCTCGTCCACGTGGATGCCGTCGCCCTCCTCCTCGTTGGGGAACGGGTCATCGACAGCGGCGGTGACGTTGTTGCTCACGACGACATCCGGGTTGTCGTCCTCGGTCGGCGCGGGAGTCGTGCCGTCCGCGGTGATGGCGTCAGTCACGTCGAACGCCCCTTCCACTCGTGCCGGTACGAGCACGCACCGGCAGTTGATCCAGATTTCGGGCGGGCCAACAGGCTCACCGGGGTATCGGAGGTTGAACCCGCCGATGTCAAAGGTGCCATCACGTGTGGCGATCTGTCCATCAGCCGCGCGGTGCGACCCCCGGACCGACTCGTCGTGCATGGTGGCCCAGCGCATGCCGTTGCCGCCGTGCGCACGGTTGCCGAAGTAGGTCGCGTTGTTCACCGTGGCCGTCGAAAGCCAGTACGTGATGCGATCCACCTGCTCCTGCGCAGGCGGGTCCGCGGGCTTCGTCGTCTTGGACAGTGCCTCGCCCAGCATCTCGTGGAACCGGGGCATGAACACGTCGGCGTCGGCGTTCGGAGCCTCGGCGTCGAAGATTTCGAGCCACAGGACCGACGCGGCCTCCACGAGTTCGGCGTACCAGTCGTCCCCGGGACCCCAGTTCTCCAGCGCGCGGCGCACGAACGGCGTCAGATCGTCGTCGGCTACCGTCAGGCGCTCCCGACGGGCGGCGGCGAACGCGAGGAGGTCCATCAGGCCACCCGGACCAGCGTGCTGGCGGTGAAGCGGCGGTAGCCGGGCGTCGTGAATGTTTCACGTGAAACGAACAGGTGCCGGACGTACGCATCCATCATCGCCGGGGACATGGAGATGTTCAGGTCGGCGCAAATCTCCCACGCACCGGCCAGCAGGTCGTCGTACATGTCCTCGGAGATATGCGCGTACCGGTACAGGTGCGCGTTGGCGATCCCATCGGCTCCGGGGACCAGCGCGCTCTTGTACTTCGAGCGCAACTTCGCGCCCGCACGCTCCAGCGCTCGGAAGATGGCCACCTCGGAGGCGTCCACCTCGGCCTGCGTGGGATCGGGGATGCGCCGCTCCGGGTGCTCGGTGAGCGAACGGTCGCTCGGAGCCTCGGTGGGCTCGACGGCGGGGGCAGTAAGCGCGCTGTCAGGCACGGCGAGGCCAAGGGCCTTGAGAGCCCACGCGACGAGTTCGGGGGTGGTCGAACCGCCCGCGACCTTCCGCGTCTGCCACACCTTGCGCTCGTCCTCGGTCATCAGGTCCGCCGGGTCGAAGCCGTTCTCGCGTGCGGTGGCCTCCACGGACAGGATGCCGCGGTCGTAGAGTTCCAGCGCCTCCTTGGACCGGTTGGGGCGGAGGCGAATCTTCGACGTGTCGGCGTGGATCGTGAACCGGCGCACCGACTCCTCGTCCTCGCCCTCCATGTTGTCGAGGAGGTACGGCCAGAGGTACTGCTCGGTGATGCCCTGCGTGATGATCTGGAGGAGCGGCTCGGTGTGCGCCTTGATGGACGCCTCCTCCACCTGCCATGCGTTCCAGTGGTTCAGGTCGCCGGAGCCGGTCAGAATCTCGGGCGGCATGTCCATGCCGAGCGCGAGACGGCGGATGGCCTCGTCGCGGAGGACCTTCGTCTGCTTGTCGAGTTCCGTGGCGAACGTGATGTGGCGCATCTTGTCGAGATGCTCACCCGGGCCGGACAGGAGGACCGGGACGCGGGCGGATGCGTCCTCGGGGTCGGCGAGGTTCGCGCTGATCGTCTCGTACAGTTCGATCAGGAACGCGTTGATGCCGGTGTTGACGTTCTGAGCGCCGTCGGTCGCGTCGCCGTTGGTGACGTTGCCGCGAACGGAGCCGAAGGTCATCTCATTCGGCACCGTGAAGATGCCCGCGGACGCGAGACGCGACGACACCTGCGAGGCGACGTACTTCGTCAGGTTCTCCAGTTCGGAGAGGATCGGGAGCACCGCCCGTGAGGGCGAGTCCGACTTCGTCTCGTCGTTCGGGTGCGGACGCCACAGCCGGATGACGAGTGGGTCGTCCAGGTCGTCCTTGCCCAACTTCCAGACGGCGCTGTTGCCCTCGCCGACCTTCTTGAGGCGCGATGCGGAGAGCACCCGCCACCGGTCGGGGGCGTCGCCCATGTCCTCGCCGACGACGTAGTAGTCACCGGGCACCGTCAACTGGGTGCCGGACTGCCGGAGGAACTCCTTCTGCCCGTCGGGTCCGCCGAAGAACGCCTTGAGCGCGTCGAGGGCCGTCTCGTCCTTGGTGATCTTGCCGTCCTCCCACACCTCCAAGATGGCGCGCGAGAGGAGGTTGCCCACCCAGTTGCAGGCGTAGCGGTACTCGCCGATCACGTCGTAGAAATGCCACGCCTGGGTGTACCACGGCGGGGTCTTGATCTTGCCGCCCTTCGAGCCGGGGCCGGTCATACGTACAGCGGCGGCAACCAGCCCGTTCGGACCCTTGATGGTCCTCACGCTCCCGGCGGCTACCAGTGCCTTCGTCTCTCGGGGCATTCGGCTTACTCCTGCTCAGGCGGCGTGTCGCGGACGATGACCATGGTAGCGACGTACCCTGCGGCGAGCATGCCCCACCACGCCCACCACGCGTAAAGCCACGCCGGGTGAAGCGGAACCAGGAACATCCACCAGAGGATGCACGCGAGCGCGATCCACGGGGAGAGGCACCACCAGCAGGTGAAGAGTTTGACCCACATCTTGCGGTACGGCCCCGCTCCGGGGGCGTTCTCGGTCCAGTCGGACCACTTCACGCGCCACCACACCGCGGGCGGGTAGTCATCGAACACGATGATGCGCGTGAGGCGGGCGACGCCGAAGATTCCGGTGGCGATGGCGAAGATGGCGATGAGCCAGTCGGGCAGGTCGAGGGTCACGCGGACCTCCTGATCTTGGAGAAGTCGATGAGGTTCTTCTTGCCCGGGATGGCGGAACCGATGCCGGGCGTGAACGGGGAGCGGCGGAGGTTGCGCGCGGATGCGATGTGCGCCTCGCCGGGAGGGGTGAGGAGTTCGGTGATGGCCCACACCAGAGCGTCCACCCGGTTCGGGGAGTCGCCCTGGCCGGGAATCCACGTGAGCATCTCGTCCTCCAGGTCGGCGAGGTTGCCCCAATGGAACACGCGGGTCTGCTCGTAGAGCGCGACGACGGGTTCGGCGCGCAACTGCTTGCCGCGGGCGGCGCGCTTCTTGATGATCCTGGGCGGCATCTTCCCGGCGGGGATGTTGCGGACGATGACCTCCTCCACCATGTCGGCACCGAAGTTGATCTCGGCGACGATGGCGTCGGCGTCGTACATCTCGTAGAGCCGCATCGCTTCGTCGGCCCATCCCTTCGGGCTGTACTTCCCCGAGGAGTCGTGGATGACGTAAGCATTCTTTCCGCGGATACCGGCGACGACGATGCCCGTCTCGTCGGACCGCCGGTTGTTGGTGCCCGCGGGGTCGATGGCGACGACGATGCGTTCGAGGTCGGCGTAGTCGATCTCCTCCCGGTGGAGGATGCTCGTGGACCACAGAGCCCCGGCGACATCGGAGAGCAGACGCCCTTCGAGTTCCTGGAGGCCGATGCGGGTGCCCGCGTACTTCGCCTCCATGCGCGCCAGGTAGGTGGGGGCGAGGTTGCGCGCGTTGGCGAACGTGGAGACTCGGACCACCTTGGTGGACTTCTCCGCCTGCACCTCCTTGGTCCACTTCGTGGGGAGCGGGGTGGAGGTCAGCACGACGTGGGGGCGTGAGCCGAGACGGAGGCCGAACATCAGCATGTCCCACACGTCCACGATGAGCGGCATGTGCGCGGGCTCGTCCAGCCAGGCGAAGCCGAACTGCGGGCCACGGAGACGGGAGGGCTCCTCGGCGGAGAACGTGGTGGCGATGCACCCGTTGGGGAACGTGAGGCGACGCTTCGACGGCTCGTAGTGGAGCCTCTGCCCGGCGAGCGCGCCGACGAACATCAGCCCGGACTCACCCTCGATCATGGTGTCTCGGGCGTCGGCACCGGTCGGGGCGATCAGCGCGATGCGGCCCACATGCTCACTCATCTTCCGGGCGTACTCGGCACCCGTGCGGGTCTTGCCAGAGCCTCGGCCACCGGAGAGAAACCACGCGAACCAGTCGGCACCGGGCGGGGGCCACTGGTCGCCGCGGGCGTGGCTGTACGGGTAGCCCTCGTGCGGCTGACCGTCGCATCGGCGACCACGCTTGCAGTACCAGGCGCGGCGCTCGCCGTTCTGGATGGCCTCCAGCGCCTCGCGGGCCTTCTCCTGCGCCTCCTGCGGCCACTTGGCGACGATGTCGAGCAGTTGCTTGTCGGCGTTCACTCGGTGATCCTCTCGATGCGCCACGGGCCGAAGCCTCTGCCGCGGAGTCTACGCGCGGGGAGCCGGTGACGCCGGAGGTCCCGCAGGGGTGGCTCCTTGTCGGTGATGTCGTCCCAGTCGAGGCCGAGGTCGGCTACCGCCAACGCGAGGGCGGCGCGACCGACGTACTCGTCCAGGTGCATGCGCCGGTTGTACGCCGCTGTGCGGATGGCTTCCAGGGCCGACGGGTACGTGGTGCCACGGAGTTGCACCGGACCTTCCGGCAGGTCGTTGAGGATGTTGTCACGCCAGTCACCCTTCGGCTTCGGCGTCGCCATCCGTGACCTCCTCGGCGTCCATGATGTACTCCTCCGCGAACGGGTCGGCCTCTTCGGGCACCGCGATGCCGAGGCCGCGGGCGGCGGCGGCGATGAACGTGCCGAACTCTTCCTGCCCGGGCATCGTGACGCTGATCTCCTGCGGGGCGTCGAGGTTGTTGAGCCGGGAGTACCGCTCCACGAGGGAGATGGCTGTGCGCACTGCCTGGAGGTGTTCCGGGGAGTCGGGGTTCACGGCCTTCACCATGACGCCCTTCATGAGCCGGTCGAGCACGAGGCTCATCTTCCGCCTCTGCTTCGGGCGGTCGGTGTTGTCGTCGGCCATTTCGCCGAGCGCGCGCTCTACGGCGATCTGAACGACTGCGGGGGACCGGAGGCCCAACTGGGCGGCGATCTCTCCGTAGTTCGCTCCCGAGGTCCACAGCGTCAGCACGGCCCTGATCTTGTCGTGCCCGAGCCCTTGGACGTACGCGATGTCGGAGGAGCCGCCGTCGTCCCCCGCTCCGATGACTTCGATCTCGCTCATGACCACTTCTCGATGCCGAGGGTGGCGAGAGCGCCACGCTTGCTGGCCCCGAGGCCGAGCATGAGGCGGACGCGGTTGTAGTCCTCCGGCGTCCACTCTCCGCCGTGCGGGTGGGTGACGATGATGCCCGTGCAGGTGCCGTTCGCTCCGGCGATGGGCTCGATGTTGTAGTTCTCGTTCGGCGTCTCGCCCCAGCCGTCGGGTTCCGGGTCGGGTTCGCCGAGAAGGTCCTCATCGAACCGGTCCTGCGCGTCGAGGAGGGTCTGGAGGTCGGCGTGCGTGAAGCCCGTACCGAGCAGACCTGTCTCGGACTCGCCGATCTCCTCCAGGAGGGCCGCGAGGGTGGCGTCGTCGTCGTGACCGAGCCGCGTGGTGCGGTTGTCGGCGACCATGATGCGCTTCGCGGCCTCGTCGTCCACGTCGATGTAGACGACGGGCACCATTTCGTGTCCGAGGTCGCGTGCGGCGCGGTAGCGGTGGTTCCCGGCGAGGATGTAGCCGGTGGAGGACTGCACGAGGATGGGCGCGTAGTACCCGTTGACCTTGATCGACTCCTTGATGGCGTCGATGTCGCCGCGGTTGGCGTTTTCGGGGTGCGGGTCGATCTCTTCGACGGTGACGTACTGGATTTCGAGGTTGCCGAGGTCGGTGTTCATGAGGAGAGGCTCCGTTCGCGGTCGATTGCCTTGCCATCCTGCTCGATGAGCCATCGGATGTAGGAGGACCGGTCGGGGAACCCGCGGTAAGCGTGCTGACGGTCGAGTTTGCCGACCTGCGGGGTCGTCATACGCGAGGTGATGCTGTGGGTGCGGGCCATCGCACCGTCGGGTGCTCTCATGCCACGGATCGTACTACGTTATGGCGGGCCGACGAGGATTTGAACCTCGGATAACAGTTTTGGAGACTGCCGTGTTGCCGCTACACCATCTGCCCAATGGCGACCTCCCCGGGAGGAGGATGCACCAGGACTCCCACCCGGAGGGCCGGGTACAAGTCTACCGCTTAGCGCGATTTTTTCGTACTACACGGTCGTCGTAGCGTTTGAGCCACCACCCGAAGAGGGGGATGCCCGCGATGCCGACGAGGATGGCTCCGGGGAAGAACCAGAACCACCACGGGACCATCAGAATCGCCCGTCGCGGACGGCTTTCTGGTCGTTGTGCACCTGGATGGCGTGGTAGCGCGCGATCTCGGTGGCGTTGCCGTTGCCGGTGAACGCGTACGTCCACTGGCAGTCCGGCTTCTTGCAGATGAGGAGGCTGGAGTCCTGCGGTGTCGGTTTCATGGCACCGATGCTACGTCCACGAGGACCCACTCGTACCGCAACTTGACCGTGTTCGCGTCGGTGTCGAAGTCCTGGCCGGTGATCGGGTGTAGATACACCTGCCATTCCTTCCCCGGCTCGGGTTCGGAGAGGAGCGGGCGCGTCTCAGCGGCCCAGGCACGCACCTCCGCGAGGGCTTCCTCGATGATGGCGGCGGGATCAGTCATCGACGCGGCTCCTCACGTGGATGGCGGCGGTCAACTGGACGCGCCAGTACCCGAAGCCGGGCGCGACGCCGAAAGTTGTGATTCGTTCGGGCACGGTGAACGCCTGAATCTGAAAGCGTGCTGACGGATGGTCCACGTCGGCCCCGATGTTGTCGGCCATCTGGGTGATTTCGTCGCGCATCTCTTGGACGGCGCGTGCACGGTTCCATGCGGTGCCGTCGTAGGCACGCTCGATCTTGAGCGTGGGGCGATCTTCGAGTTCCATCAGTTCTCCACTTCGACGCGAGCGTAGTACGCGACGATGGTGATGGGGTCGTGCGACTCGTCCTCTTCCCCGATGGCGGTCAGAATGCTCTCCTCGCGGACGATCTGCACATCGTCGGTGCGGACGCGACGCGCGGACTCGCGGAACACGTCGTGGACCATCCGGGCGCGGATCATGTCCTCCATCGCGGCCCTCACCACGGGATTCTTGTCGGCCTCCACACCGGTGGTGAACCGTCGCTCGTAGACGTGCATCAGAATCCCTCGCTCCACAGGTCGATTTCGCGGTCCACGATCCGGTTCGAGCGGGCACGATCCCCCAGGAGGGATGCTCCGAAGTCGCGGAGATGGGCGCACGCGTTCTCCGATGCCCCACCGGGCTGGCGTACGACCTCGCGGGCGTACTTCTGGAGGTAGTCCTCGCGGTCTACACGGGTGCCGGGGTCGAGGCGGAGCCTGGTCGGTGCCATACGGGTTCCCTTTCGGATTCGGTGACGGTGTCCCAGTCCGGCACGGAGCCGCGGAACACGAGGTGGGCGTTCACGCGGTGGACGCCGTTGCGCAGGGTCTTGACGATCCGTCGGTCGCGGAGGTTCCGCATGATGCGGGTCACGTTCGGTGGGGCGATGTCGAGGCGTTCGGCGATCTCAGCACGCGAGACACGCGCCTCGTTGGTGTCCGCGTTGATGTTGGCGATGATCTCGTGGAGCACCCGCCACTCCTGGCCGGTCAGGTCGAGGCGTCGGAACGTCTCTACGTCCATGAGTGCGAACATGCGCTTCCTCCCTCGCTTCTTCCCCCGCCGGAACGCGGGACCGTCGATGTCCGTCACCTCTCCGGTAGCCCGGTCGATGGCCTGATACCGGACCATCGGGGTGACGTTGTCGTGGCTTTCCGGCATGGAATAAGTGTACCAAGATGATACCCCCGTGGCGAGGAGAGGATACCCCGAAGTATCAGTACCAATACCCCCCTCATGACCCACAAAACCCCCGATCAGAGTACAGAAATGGGGTCCGTCCTACGCATATTCTCCTTATCTATCCCATCCCCCCATCACGCAACCCAACTCGACCATGGACTACATCCCTCCCTCTCGTAGTACGGAATCGGATGGAGATGGACGAGCACACCATGACGGAAAGCGGTGCTCACCCCCGTGGGTGGGTGGAAAGGGCTTACCCGGGGGGTCCGGGGGCCGGTACTCAGCGACACTGAGAACCGCGGAAACACGGGGCGAAAGCGTGCTTACCGGGACCGGGGTTGACATGTTCTACGGTGGCATGGCATGATTGAGACATCGAGAGGGACGAAGGCACCGGGCAACCGGAGCACGCGGCTCTCCCGATCCCGCCTAGGGCTCAACGTGTGTTAGGTGGGGGACCCTCGCTCCGGCGGGGAGGCTCGATCGTGTGTTAGTGCACGCGGCCCTCAATCCGGAGATAACACCACATTGCGTTAGGGATTCGGTGGGCATGCATGTGTCCCCCGTGCGACACGGTCACGGTTCACCCCGCGACATGCACGGGAAACTCATCCATCCATCACCCGAGCGACGTGAGACGGCGTAAGCATGCTTACCCGACACTCACCCGCTCACCTTCACGGGACCGATTGTCCCGAGATTGGAGGCCATCATGGCCAAGTCCACCGTTACCGTCACCCGCGAGGCGCTTGCCGCGTCCGTCCCCACCGCCAACGTCACGGTTGTGGGTGCCGAACTCGCACCGTACTTCCTCGACAAGGGCACGTTCGACATGTGCCGTATCGCCTACGCGGCGACCGTCGAGGGCGGGCTCAAGGGTGACGACGTCGCCAAGGCCACCACCACCGCGGTGGCGGACCTCAAGCGCGACCGTCTCATCGCCGCCGGTGTCCCGAAGGCCACCGCGGACAAGGCACACAAGGATGCCCTCACCGTGTCCGTCTCCAAGGGCGGCGCGCAGGTGTCCCGTCCCGCCATCGTTCAGCGTGCCGCCGCATGGTCGGACGTGCTCGACGCCGGGATCGTCCCCACCGAGGCCGTCATCGAGACGGCGTACAAGCTCACCACCACGGGAGGCTCCGCGGACACCCGCAAGGCCATCATCGCCGCGGTGAAGCGTGAGGCTCCGGCCAAGCGTGCGAACTCGTACGTCCGTCGCGTCACCGACGCTCTCACCACACTCCGCAAGGCGAACCGTGACCGCAACTCCGAGTCCGCCGCCACCGAGTCCGCCGACAACAAGTCCGAGGTCACCTCCACCGAGGTCACGGTCGAGTCCGTCGCGGACTTCATCGAGTACGTGCGTGCGTTCGTCGCCGCCCCGCACTCGGACGACGACAAGGCGGAGATCGTCGCCGCCCTCACCGAGGCCATCAACACCCTCTCGTGAGCCCGTGCCCACCGAGTCCCTAACGCCAATGTGACCACCCTCACGGGTGCAATATCGAACCCACGTCTCACCCTCAACGCTCCCCCGAAAGGATGCTTACCATGAGCGCTCACGGCCACGAGGCACGGGTCCCCGTGCTCCCCGCATGCGACTTCCACCTCTCCGAGGCGGACATCGTTGTGGACGCCACGCACGACGGGAGGACCGCCTACGGGTGGGCCTTCATGTGCGACGACCACTGGGCAGCACACGGACCCGGAGCGACGGGACTCGGCCTCGGCCAACGTCTCGTCCTGTCCACCGAACCCGAACCCGACCCGGACTGCATCGCCGCAGTCTGAGGTCACCCAGACGCAACGGGAGGAGTCTCTTCATCGAGGCTCCCCCGTTGCTGTCAGCACGCTTTCGTCCGTCCGTCGCCGGTCCGCCGGTCACCACGGTAAGCGTGCTGACACACCCCGATGGATGGGCGGTGCGACCACGTCATCATGGCGTGGTCGTGCCCCTCACCCCTCGGCCACCGAAAGCATGCTGTCACCGCATGCGCCGACTTGACACCGGCAACACACCTGTACTACCGTAGTACATGTCATCGAGCACCCGGCCCATTGCCGGGAGGAAGGAGGGTCGTCACCATGCGACTCCTCACCCGCCGCCCCAAGCGAGCGGCACAAGCACACGTGGACCACGCCCTTGTCGAGGTCACGAAACTCCTCCGCGTGACCACGACCATGTGGTCCGCTCACGTCACGTACACGCACGGACTCTCAACGTGGTCCGAGCGCGTGCACTTCTCGATCCTCGCCTCGTCCGAAAGCACGCTGACGGTCATCGTCATCACGGACGGCGACTTCCCCCGCGACCGTGAGCGTCGCGTCACCGTGCCCGACACCGTGGACGTGGAGCAGTTCGTCCTCGACTACCTCATCGCCGGGCGGTGGTGACCGTGGACATCCCCGTCGTCACCGTATGCGTCGCCCGTGAAGAGGGCACCGTCGTCACCTACGCCTCATGGGACACCGCTCCCCTCATGGACGGGGAGTGTGAGCCCACGTGCTGGGAGAACCTCGACGCCACCGTCTCGTGCATGGAAGGCGAAGGTCCCGCACCCACCGTCGAAGCACCACTCCCACCGTGCGCATCCGAGGACATCGAAGGCGCACCCGACTGCTACTGGGACGCGTCCGTCCAAGGCAACGGGACCGGAGACTCGTTCGTGTGGCTCGACGGCTTCGTCATCTACGACGAGCCCGCCACCGAGCCCGTGCCCGAGGTCATCCCCGCGTGCACCGACGCCATCGCTGACGCGGGAGGAGTCTGTCAGGGTCCGCTCGTCACCACCGAAAGCACGCTGACACCGACCGCCCCGATGCCCGACACGCTCGCCATCACCGGCATGGACGACGTGTCACCCGCCGCGGTCATCCTCGGCCTCGCCCTCGTCCTCGCCGGGACCTCGGCGCTCGCATTCCGGCGGTGGGCACGATGAGCCCGCACGTCCGGGTCGAGCGACTCGACCGGCTCATGGACCTGCTCGTGCGCTCCACCGCGCTCGCCCTCGAAACGGGGGACTGGGCGCGGCTGGAGGTACTCGACGTGCGGTCCCTCAACGTGTCGTCGGCACTCGACGGAGCCCGTAAGCGTGCTGACGCTTACGTCGGCTTCTCCCCGTTCGCCAAGGCGCACATGCTCAACGACATGGGCTACGCCGTGGACACCGAGCACCGCGTCTACGTGATGGGTGGGAACGCCAACGGACGCCGCGTGAGGCGCGAGTCTCGTGGTCCGCTCCGCGTGGTGTGGGTGTCGTACGCCGCCATGCCCGACTGCACCCACCTGTGGGTGAAGTGGAACGATGGCACCCGTCGCCTCGTCCACCGGAAAGGACACTGACATGCCCTTCGACTCGACCACCAAGGACTGGGCGACATGCGACACGACACCGAACCGGCGCATGCCGAGGCAGTGGCGCATCCAGGTCCTCCTCGGCCTACTCCGTGCACAACTCGCGGAGGTCCTCGACCGACTCTCCACCATGCCCGACCAGTCCACGCCCGAGGGCGACCGACTGTTCGGGCGCATGGACGTGCTCGATGATCGCATCGACGCGGTCGAGGCTCTCGTCCGAACCCGTCGTCCACCGAAAGGACGCTGACATGCGATCCCTCATCGCCAACCTCATCATCGGGGGTGTGCTCATCATCATGTGGGTGGGCTTCATCCTCGCCGCCCTCTACTCCATCCCGGAGGCATGACCATGAGCACGCCCAGCAAGCCCGCCAAGCCCGCACCCCCTCGCCCCTCGTCCACGGGACCCAAGTTCGCACCGTCCGACGAGGTCGTCGCCGACGCCACCACGGGTGAGGTGTACCTGGAGAAACCCCAGGTCACACCGGAGAAGTCCCGCAAGCCGATGGGCTTCCTCGGCGGCGTCATCCTCGGCTCGCTCCTCACGACGGGAGGGGTCCTCCTCGGAGCGATCCTCGCCATCGTGGGCGTCGCCGCGGGAGGTGTGTGATGCGCGACTTCCAGCCGCACTACGACCGCGAGCGTGACACGTGGTCCGTCATCGCCAAGGACTGGGACGACGAGTACTGGTGGACCTACCTGCCCAACGTGGGCGACAAGACCAAGGCCATCAGCACGGCGTCGGCGTTGAGCGAAGCGGGCCGCGGTGAGTAAGCGTGCTGTCCCGCCGCCCATCCGAGTGTGGGTCCGAGTCAAGCCGGGGGTGATCCGACCCCGGACTTGACACCGGCCACCACCATGTACTACCGTAGAATACGTCACCGAGCAGTGGACCACCGACGGTCCACGGAAGGAGCCCCATCATGGGCATCACCATCGACGCCAAGCACGTCCACGTGAAGGACGGCACACTCCGTCTCCGTCAGTATGCTGACGGCTCTCTCGCCGTGCAGGTCGAGTTCATCGAGCGCGAAGAGGGATTCTCCTACCCGACATCCGAGACTCTCTCGGTCAACATGTCGGCCTACCTCCCCACACCCATGCCCCATCACTTCTACGTGAAGGGGTACGGCGAGCACGAGGGCCTTGCTGAGGCCATCGTCGCCGCGGGTCTGGCGGAGGTCATCGGCGACCCCATCGACTTCGGGCCGTTCGACACGCACGTGTACCTCATGCGCCTCGCCGAGAAGCACCGTGAAAGCACGCTGACCGGGACCCACCGTGACTACGCGGTCGGCGACGACGACGACACGCCCGACGACTCGGCGGTCATGTGCAAGTTCCACTGGGGCGAGGTGTACGACGAGCGCCACCTGTTCTGGACGTGCACTCGCTACCGTGAGCACAACGGCAACCACGCGGCGGGCACCGGGGCCGTCATCGGCGCGGTCCACCCCAAGGAGGCGTCATGAGCGACGTGCGAGAGGTTGCCGAGGTGTGCGAAAGCACGCTGACCAAGCCGTACCTCGCCACCTGGTACTGGCCCGGATGCCTCCCCGAGACGGAGGTGCTCGACTGGGACACGGCGCGTGAGGGATGGAACGACATCATCACCCGGCTGGAGGACTGGGACGGGATGTACCGGCCCATGAACCCGGACGACCCGGACGGCCCGCAGGAGCGGTCGCCCTTCGCCCTCCGCCTGGAGGAGATGGCACGACTCGACCGACCCGGGGTCGTGATCGATGACGACGGCGTCCTGTACGTCGTGGAGAGGAGTGAGTCGTGAGCACGCTGTGGAACGACGACGCCGACATGTCGGCACTCACCATGATGCCCATGGGTGAGCCCACCTGGGAAAGCATGCTGGCACTGCCCGACGACACCGAGGTGGCGGCGATCTTCGTCGCGCCGTTCGGCATCGCCATGCGTGCCATCCACTACATCCAGAACGAGCACAACCGCACCCGCATCGCCGGGCTCCGCGACAGCGGGACCGCCTCACTCCCGGCGTACTGCGTGTACGTCCTCCCCAAGATGGAGGTCCCCGACATCGAGGACTTCCTCCGCACCGAAGAATCCCGAAAGGATGCTGACACCAATGAGTGAACACGAGCACATCGCCATCGAGGGCAACCTGCCCGAGACGTTCCGGTTCAAGTTGCTCCCCGCCCCCACGCTGGCGGACATCGACGCCGTGCCCGATGGGTCGGACATGATCCTCGTGGCATGGTCGCCGGAGTTCCCGCCGCCCACCATCGAGGGCTTCGACATGACACCGGCGTGGAAGGAGTTCGCCCGCACCCGCATCGCGGACCTCGCTCCCTCCGACCTGCCCGACGAGGATGTGGCGTTCGGGAACCTGTTCCTGTTCGTCCTCCCCTCGGAACCGAACCCCGAGGACCTGCCCACCGAGGCGGACATCATCGAGGCGATCATCACCCGCGATGAGTACACGCTGGACGAGGTGCACATCCTCGTCCGTGAGGCGGTGCGCCGAGCACGGGACGGCATGGTCGCCAAGCCGTTCTGACCCCCAACTCCTGGGGGGAGTGTGCTCGGTGACACTTCCCACTCCCCCCAGGCCCTTCATCTTTGCACCACGGTGGCACAACGACGTGTCGCCGACCCATCATCCCGCCCACCCGGGTCACCTGTCCATGGGTGATGCCGATAGTGATAACGCACCCCGAAAGGATGCTGACACCATGACGGACCCGATCCGCGACCGATACGACACCGTGCACCGCACCCTCCAAGCCATCCGCAGTGTGCCCGGCCTGCTCGGGGGAGTGTTCGACCTAGAGCACGAACCCCAGGAGGACCACCCCTCGTGGGTGATCCAGTTCAACCGGACTCCGATCCTCCTGGACTTCCAGCGCTTCGTCTTTGTGCAGGAGCGCGATGGCATGGTCACCATCCAGATCATCCACCGCCCCGGTAAGCATGCTGACGGCATCCGGGTGGCCCAATGGGTGGAGGTCAACCCGCCACTCCATGTCCTCGCCTCGGCGGTGACGGGGATGGTCACGGGTCGGACGATCATCCCGCCGGAGTCCCGCAAGGTGGTGCGTGACGTGCTGGCAAACGCGGTGAACGATGCCCGCTTCCACTACCGCATCGGCCTCGACTACATCCTCTCGACCCTCGACGTGTCCGAGAGGTGGGCGGTGCTCGATGACGCCGACAAGTGGTCGTTCATCGTGGAGAACTACGCCATCGCTTCCCGCACCAAGTCGAAGCACGTCGGCTACATGAACTCGTGGCGTGCGCTCGGCATCCCCATGGCGGTCATGGACATCTACGACGACGCGTACACGGAGGAAGCGATGAACCTCATCAACGGGATCACGGGGGAGAAGTCCAATGGGTGACATGTCCGACGACTTCGCCGCCCGCTTCGACGCCGACCCGGTGCTCGCCGCGTACGCCAACGCTGAGTTCGAGCGCAACGCGGAGCAGGCGTACGACCGTCATGCTGACGACGGGCACTCCGCCTGCCAGTACTGCTGGCACCGTCTCGATGCACACAACGACATGGCCGGGTGCCAGTTCTGCACGTGCCTCGCATCCCACCCCGAGGCCCGCCCCCACGCTGGGACCGACCTCCAGCGGTTGCCCCTGTCGGAGTACCACTGCCGCACCGGCTACGGCTACGCCGACCCGAGCGAGCGGGCCAGGTGCCATCGCATCAAGCCCCTCGACCCCACCAAGTGGTGCTCGAAGGTCACCAACCACACCGGTGGACACTCCTACACCCCCATCCCGAAGCAGTACCGACGGTCCCGAAAGGACGCTGACACCATGGCCAAGAAACTCTCCGAGATCGAGAACGAACTCCGCGTCCTCGCCAACCAGGAGGAGGTGCTCGCCGCCCGCAAGGCGGAACTCCAGCGCCTCAAGGACGCGCGCCTCGCTCTCCCGCAGGAGCCGGACCTCGACGCGGTCATCAAGTTCCGCGTCCAGTTCGACCCGCACGGGATCACGTACTCGTTCGTCGCTACCCGCACCCGGCGCAACGGGGCGCAGTGGTACACCACGAGTTCGCAGTACCCGGGACCGTACACGTGGGATGCCCTGCTCGAACTCATGCAGAGGGACATCGGCGTCAAGACCGGCGGTGCCACGCTGGAGTTCTTCCTCTACGAGGACGCCGGGAAGTGGGTGCGCTGATGGTGAGCCTGGACCGTGCCCGCAAGTGCATCGGGCGACGCATCCGCCACACCGAAGCGGAGATCGAGGGTGTCGTGCAGAAGGTCGGCGAGTACGACGTGTGGGTGGAGGAACCCAACGGCGGCGTGTCGGCGTGCGACCCGGAGAATCTGGAGTGGGTAAGCACCCTGCCACTCGACCTCAAGCGGGCCGCGAAGTACGGCACCGACTACTTCGAGTCGATCCAGGTGCGGCACACCTCGGACCTGTACACGGACGACGAGGACGTGACGTTCCGCACCCTCGGCGTCATCTACTCCGGCCCAGAAGCGAACGACGACGACGAGGCACACCCGCTGTACGTGGTGGCTCACCAGATCAAGCGCGTCTGGCCGGTGAGGTTCAACGCCGACCCGTTCGGTGCGTTCGAGTTGGAGGAGTACATGGAGTGGGCGAAGCCATGAAGCGCCCGTTCCTACGGTGGCTCGACACCACCGGAGGTCGCCTCTCGTTCGTCGTGGTGTGCATCTGGGTCACGCTCATGCTCGTTGGACTGATCCAGTTCGCCACCGGTGGCGGATGGTGGGGCTTCCTCATGGCGACAGGGCTCTCGCTGTACCTCGCCGCCCTGATCTACCTCGTGCCGCGAGTGTCCAACTGGGTGCAGTACCGCAAGTGGTCGGGCCGCTCCGACCTGTTCCGAGAAGAGGATGACCAATGAGCCTGCCGCCGGGCCAACTCCGCCCTATCCCCGCCACGCCGGAGGCTGTCAGCATGCTTCCGGTCACCGACATGGACCGTCTCATCTTCGACGGCTATGAGCCGCCCACCTCCACCGCACCAACCGATCCTGCCTTGCAGGAGGACGTGACGATCACGCTCACCATCTCGCAATGGGCCGTGGTGCTCGCCACCCTGCGCAGTGCGGCTGGCTTCGCCTCTAAGCCCGGGGTGATCCGGCTCGCTCACGAGAAGATGTACCCCCAACTCCGTGCCCAAGTGGACACGGCACTAGCCCGTCATCGAGACGGCAACCCCGAAGGAGAGAAATGAAGAAGGTCCTGAGTGGGGCGAGCATCATCGCCCTGGCTGTGGCGGGCATGCTCGCCGTAGCCACACCTGCGTCGGCGACGCAGACGCCACCGCCCACCGAGTGTGTCCCGTCGGATGCGGTCCCCGCCTACACGGAGGTCGTGCCCGACATCGAGCACCCGGCAGTGGGTGAGCCGACCATCACCATCGACAACCCGGACTACATCCCGGCGACCGAGGGGACTCCCGCTGTCTGGGCGAACTTCTCGCCGAACGACGAGGAGGGCACGTTCACCGGCCCGCCCACGTACCCGACCGATGAGCGGGGCACGTGGCACGACCACGGAACCCTGCCTCCCGGCCAGGCCGGACCCGACGGCGTCTACGCCAACGGCAACCCGGACAAGGGTGGCAACTGGTTCTACCGCCAGGCCGAGGTGCCCGGCACGCCCGCCGAAGGGGAGCCCACCATCGTGGTGGACAACCCCGACTACGAGCCTGCCTACACCGAGGTGGTCCCGGACATCGAGCACCCCGGAGTCCCGGCTGTGATCTGCGAGGAGGAGCCGCCGACGTTCACGCCGTCGTGCACCACGGTGACCGGAGCGCAGACCATCGTGGGTGACGGTGTCATCACTGTGCCCGGTGGTTGGGAGTCCGTCTCGATCCCGGTTCCGTCCGGTGTCAGCACGCTTTCGGACATCGGCACGGTGCTCGACATTCAGGCCACGCCCATCCAGTACGTGGGTCTGCACATCGACACCCCCGAGGGCACCATCTCGTTCGAGGAGGAGCCGTCGTACGGCGGGAACCTGTGGTCCCAGTCGGCGTGGGCTGGCGTGAATGCTGGAATGGGCTACCCCGCGTTCGGTTCGATCTCGGAGTTCATCCACCTCAACGGTGACGTGGCAGTGACGGGCATCCGCCTGCTCTACACCCACCCGGAGGCGTCGAGCACCACGGTCGAGTCGTTCACCATCGGGTGCACCGTCTACACGTTCGAGCCGGAGGTGGTCATCCCGCTCCCCGAGGACGAGGTGACGTACGGCACGTGGACCGAGCCGGTGTACGACTGCGACACTCCGCTGGGCACGGGCGTCCCCGTGTACCAGGAGGTCACGACTGTGACGTGGACTCGTGACGATCAGGGCAACCCGGTGTCGTCGTCCTCGACGGTGACCGAGGAGGGCGTGTTCATCGTGGATGAGAACGCCATCGCCAACCTGGAGTGCCCGGTCCCGACGGAGCCGGAGCCCACGGACCCGGAGCCCAAGCCGGAGCCGAAGCCGGAGCCCGAGCCGGACTGGGGTGACCGCCGCACGGCTGAGCCTGCGTCGCTCGCCGCTACCGGCAACACGGTGAACCCGCTCGTGGCTGGTGGACTCGGCATCGCCGTGCTCATCGCTGGCCTGGGCACCCTGGCAGTGGCGCGTCGTCGCCGCTGATCCAACTGGGGGTGTCGCCTGCCCGAGGCGGCACCCCCTCCCTTTCCCTTCCCGAGAAAGCATGCTGACAGATGCATCCCGATGACCAGCCTCCCGCCCCTCCCGAGCGCAGACCCTCGTACCCTGCGTTCCTCGAATCCCTGACGGTCGCCTACTTCGTGGCCCTCGTGATCGGCCTCTCCGGCGCGGACACCTGGAGCACCCAGTGGTGGGTCCTCTTCGGCTCCGCGATCCTGTTCACGACGTTCCTCCGCATGTTCATCAAGCGCCTGATGCGCTGGTTCCTGTCCAGCATCCACATCAAGATCACCCGGGAGAGGGACTGATGGCTCGACGCAAGGATGGTCGCCCCCGCGTGGGCATCATCATGTCCTCCGACTTCGTGAAGTCGGGCACCCGCACGTACATCTCTCTGGATTGCCGCGACGGACAGCACGACGCGTGTGATTCCGATGGCGGATGCACGGGATGTGGTTGTCACTTCGCTCAGGAGTAAGCATCCTGACACGATTTGACACCGACCACGTTCTACGGTAGAATAGTAGTTGTAGGTCGAAGTGGCGATGGTGCCGCACCGACACCGAGCATGACCGAAAGCATGCTGACATCAACACCACCGACCAGGTGAGCGAGGGACGCTACGGGCGTTCGATTTTCGGCTCGCTCACCTTCCCCCGGG